ATGCAGAGCTAATGCGTCTCTCGTCTCTAGGTGGAGGTGTAGGAGTGGGATTATCCCGCGTTAGAGAAAGAGGCACCCCTATCACCGGTAACGGAAACTCCGAAGGTATTGTGCCCTGGGCTAAGATCTACGATTCTACTATTATCGCTACCAACCAGGGAGCAGTCAGAAGAGGAGCAGCTTCAGTAAACCTAGATATCAATCACGGTGATATTAAAGAGTTCCTTCAGATTAGAAGACCTAAAGGAGACCCTAACAGACAGTCGCTAAACCTTCACCAATGCGTTGTTGTGGATGATAGCTTCATGCACAAGCTAGAAAGACGCGACCAAGAAGCAGTCGAGCTATGGGTTGAGATTCTAAAGTCAAGGGTTGAGACTGGAGAACCTTACCTTATGTTTAAGGATAACGTCAACAACGATAATCCAACGGCCTACATTAAAAATAACCTCGATGTATCGATGACCAATATCTGTACCGAGATTACCCTGCATACGGACGAAGAGCATTCGTTTATCTGCTGCTTGAGTTCTGTGAACTTAACCAAGTACGAGGAATGGAAAGACACCGATCTTATCGAGACTTCGATTTACTTTTTGGACGGGGTGATGGAAGAGTTCTTATTTAAGAGTGACGGTAAGGATTCTCTTGCTAGGTCTAACCGCTCGGCTAGAAAGGGCCGCGCAATCGGTTTAGGGGTATTAGGATGGCATTCTTTCCTACAAGCAAAGGGCTTGCCTTTTAACTCTATCAGCTCTACAGCATGGACTAATAAGATCTTCTCTCAGATTAAAACCCAGGCCGAAGCAGCTTCTCGCAAGCTAGCCGAAGAGTACGGAGAGCCGGAATGGTGCAAGGGTACCGGGATGAGAAATACCCACCTCATCGCAATTGCCCCTACTGTCTCTAACAGCACTATCTCCGGAGGAGTATCAGCAGGCATTGAGCCGATACCGGCTAACATTTATACTTTTAACTCCGGCAAAGGAACGTTCATTAGAAAGAATCCTGTCCTTGAGGAGTACCTAGAGAAGAAAGGCCATAACACCGAAGAGGTATGGGATCAGATCATGAAGGATAGAGGTTCGGTGACCGGGCTACCTGAAGACATTATGCCGGCTTATGATAAAGAGGTTTTTTATACCTTTACTGAGATTAACCAGCTAGCGTTAGTAGAGCAGGCCGCGGTCCGGCAGAAGTACATCGACCAGACTCAGTCATTGAATCTATCGTTTGATCCTACTGACTCTCCTAAGTTTATCAACCTGGTACACCAGACTGCCTGGAAGTTAGGAATTAAGACTCTTTACTATTTGCGGACTGACTCAGTGATCAACGGGGATATCGGTTCACGTACTTCAGAGGATTGTCTATCTTGTGACGGCTAGACTATTTATATTAAATCTTTGCATATGAAATTAAGCGATATTATTCTCGAAAGTCTAACTAAGCAAGACAGAGTCGACGTCTCCAGGGAGATTTTAAAGCTAGCTAAAGAGATCGGACAATACGCCGGTCTAGACGACGGCATGGCAGCACGGGGTGTCGTCGCTATTGACGGAATACTAAGCAGCTACTTCTTAAGAGATTACGATGCCGCGGTTGAAAAATACGGAGACGCAATCGAAAGCATTGAAGTAGAGACAACCAAGTACGGTCCTAAGGCAGCTGCTCTAAAGATCAACTTCAAACCAGGAATGGAACCAAAAGGTTTAACAGCAGCAGACGTTAGATCAGCAGGACGACTAGACTAATTAGATGTTCTTAATTTTAACAGTTATACTGGCTGTACTAGTAGTCGTAGCTTTGCTATACTATATCTTCAAGTTAAAACAAGAGATCTGCACTCTAAAAGAACAGCACATCCAAGACCTACAGTCTAAGATTTTACAGCAATGGAACCAAAAAGTCTAACGCTAGCAAACATTGGACCAAAACTAGATTAATTATATGGTATTAGTTTTAGCAGTTATACTAGTTGTACTAGTAGTCGCAGTTTCATTTTACTACATCTCTAAGTTAAAACAGGAGATCTACGCTCTAAAAGAGCAGCACACCCTAGACCTACAATCTAAAATTAGTGCGGCACGTACTGACGCTAAAAAAAGAAGTACAGCCGTGCAGTGGGGAAAAAGCATTGAGCATTTTGTGCCTTTCACCAGTAAGTTTCCAATCCCGGCTGAAGACGTCTCCTTCCTAGGAATGCCCATTGACTACGTAGGATTTACAGACACAGGCAGTAAAACCAAGTGTGCAGTTCATTTTGTGGAAGTAAAAAGCGGAAATGCTTTCTTAATGGATAAGCAAAAAAACATTAAGACAGCCATTCTAGAGAAGAGAGTGCATTGGCACGAAATCTCCATAGAAGGCAATACGGAAGATTAATAAAAGGCCTTTCGACCTTTTTTTACTTATCTTTAGGTGTATTGGTCTGAGCTACTAATTGAGCATACTGATCTTTAGTGAATTCACTCTTAGTAACGATCACTACTTTATCATCATAGATATAAGCAACCCTACTGTAGTTAGGTTTTTTAGAAGATACAGCTACCGATTCAGGAACCGAGCATGAGGTTATTAAGATAAGACTTAAGAAAGTAATAAGTATTTTTTTCATAGGAGTTAATATTACGTTAATATATAGTTAAACTTCTCTTAAACTTGAAAGAGTTGTATATTAAGTTTTTCGTTCCTATCTTTATAGAAATATAAATGGTTATGACACGAAAAGAACTTTTAGAATATACCCGAACCGAAAAGCTTGATAAGCTCTTCATACTGGCAAGTCAAATGGATACTCTCGCTTTTAAGAGTGTTCAACAGCTTGAGAGCCTGATAGCTCAAAAGACTGAACTAGAGCGTGACCTCGGTCTGCTTAATGAGCGTCTCTCTAGGTTGAACGAAGAAAAGTAGTCATGCTTTACACCTACGATAAGAAAGGGGTGCAGTATAAAAAATTACTGCAAACCAAGCTAGGCACTAGTCTAGGAATTGCAATAGGGTTATCGCTTGCTATCTCTTACGGGGTAGGGCGGTTTACTTGGATTAACAGTCTTTCGGAATACGAGAAGAATATACTGCTTATCAACATGAAGCAGACCCCTTTCAGCGAAGATGAACTAATCTTACTTATGAAAGACTTGGGAGTTAAGTTCCCTCACATAGTACTAGCTCAGTCAAAGCTTGAGACTAACAACTACCGGTCCGGGATCTTCAAAGAGAATCATAATCTCTTTGGGATGAAAGAGGCCCGGTCTAGGATCAGTACCGCCAGAGGCACCAATCGCAACCACGCCTACTACGATACCTGGGAGAGCTCGGTCTACGACTATGCCTTCTACCAGTGCAGATACCTCAGCGCTATCAGAAACGAAACCCAGTACTATAGCTACCTCTCCGGCAGCTACGCCGAAGATCCTTTGTACGTTCAGAAGGTAAAAAAACTTGCTGGAGAGTTAAAAAATAAGTTCTAATGAAAAAGTATCTGCTTTTACTACTGCCGCTGCTAGTAAGCTGCGAACCAGAGCCTCAACCTGTAGCTAAGTATGGAACTGCTTTCCGACTTAATAACAACACATTCGGCGTCAACGACTTCAGGATTGCAGATTCAGGTTATTTTGCTATCTCACATGGATCGCTAGACTTTGGACGCAACTTCTACCGCTCTCACGAAACCTACCCTGACTTTCAAGATTCAATTGGGTACATTTACTTTAACGGCCAAGGTTGTGGAGAAATTAAATACGTAAATCAAGATACTATACAGCAAGTTATTTCTTTTAACTATACTTGGAGCGACAAAGACTACAACTATCAGTACTTAACTGTTGAGTTTGCTGACGTACCGGTCCGGACTTGGTCCCGAACTGAGCCTTTATATGTTTTCGGGTATGAAAAAGTTGGGAAATACTGGTGCTACAGAACTACGATGGCAAGGTATTCTGGTGACTGGAGCTGGGCAGGAAACTTTCTTAAGAGTAATGTTGTTCAATAGAAAAATACTTCATATCTTTAAGTAATGAAAATCAAGTCTATGACCCACAAACTTAAGCGTCTGACCCAGAAGCTAGGCATTCAAATCCACCGGATGATAGAACCTACTAAATACCAAGCCCCTAAAGGTGAGTATGAGATCGAGGCTCTAGCAATATGCAGGAAGCTGGCTAGCCGAAAGTCTAGTACCCTGCTTATGTCTCCGATCTCCGGCAAGCGTTACATCCGGAGTAAGGACAATCAGATCCATGTTATTATTGACGGGCACCTTATTACCATCGTAAATCACTCCTACAGCTATGTAATCCCGGTAGAGGGCCGCTCCCATGAACGCCTTATCCGGATGTTTGATATGGAGGTCGAGCTACGAAGAGGTGTGATGGAGTCTGAGATCCGAGCTAATATCAAGCACTCTCTATCTAATATTTATCAAAATCTGCTCAATGAACAAGTTTAAATACCTCCAGCTAGTAGGAACGCTCACTATCCTAATACCTATAGCAGTTATAGCAGGGATGGGGGTAGTCTACAGTCTCCCCAAAGCCCCTCAAGCAATCGACACTACTACAGTTCCTGAGGTTCTTGAACTTCCTAAGACCGACACTGTAGTAATAGTAAAGGAAATTCAGAAGGTAGCTCTACCTCCTGCGATCGTACAGAAACCTCTACCAACTACTATCCCAGTATCAATCAAAGATACGGCAGAAAAAATTGCTGTAAAGTTGGACACCGCTCAATAGTTTCATATCTTTAAGAACTAATAAAACAAAATATGTTTGCACTAGGAATAATTGTAATTGTACTTCTACTAGCCATTTTAGGTAAACTAGAAAAGAATAAATAAAATGAAAATCACATTCATCAGCGACACTCACACTAAACACGAGGAAATCAGTAAAGATCTTCCTGGTGGTGATTTGATCATTCATGCTGGTGATTTGATGAACTCAGGTTACGAGCCAATTGATATTACTCGATTTGTTAACTGGTACAGTTCATTGCTTACAATGGATTATAAACACCGAGTGTTTATTGCTGGTAATCACGATCGAATGTTTGAAGATAATCCTGAATTAACTAAGGAGTTAATCAATGCCTATAGTGGTGGATTGATTTACTTACAAGATCAAACTCACGTTATTGATGGTGTAAAAATTTATGGTTCACCTTGGCAACCAGCATTTTACGATTGGGCGTTTAACCTACCAAGATGTGGTCAAGATTTAATGCGAGTATGGAATGCAATTCCAAACAATACTGATATCTTAATTACACACGGACCACCATTTGGTCATTGTGATGTCACCCCTTCCGGTAACCTAAATGTAGGTTGTGAGCTACTTAGGGTTCGAGTGGATGAAATCAAACCTAAAATTCATGTTTTTGGACACGTTCATTCAGGTTATGGTTACAAGTTCTATGAAGGTACTCATTTTATTAATGCTGCTGTATTAAACGAAAGATACAAATACGCAAACAAACCACTTACTGTTGAGTGGGATCCTGAAACCAACGAATTAGAATTTATTTAGTTATGAGAAACTTTGAATTTCTAAAAATACTTAACTCCCCGTTTAAGATACCTCGGGTTAAGTTTTATATCGGTAAGGTGGCTATTGGTACACCATATTTTCATCCACGCAATTGGGTTAAACCAACCCCTAAAATGGCTATGGATGAAGCTAAAAAGGAGTTAGCACGTAGGGAGAAGTGGAATAACGCAAATCCCGATGTTCAATTTAAACAAACTATTATACCACTTGATGAGATGTATAAAGAAAAACTACGTTACCGATTCCCAGTTCCTAAAAAGATTGGATTTGATTTCGTAGGACTAGGTTATAAAACTAAATGGAGTGAAACCGATTACAGGCATGAATGGAATCCTATCTGGTCTTTTGTATTTTTTAAATGGCAGATTGCTTTAATATTTACTTCTCCAGAACGTGAGTGTAACTCTCAATACTGGGAGGCTTGGTTGTATTATCAGTACCACACTAAAGGAAGTAAACAAGAACGTATTGAACAATGTAAGAAAGATTACCCTCAGAAATATACTATTAACAGTGTTAATGGTGATATGAAAAAGGTTAATTACTATGATATTATTTTAAAATGAAACCAATGACTGAACAAACCTTTATTGATTTAGGATTTAAACGTAATGACGTTACAGTAGATGGTCAGGACTTCTACTACTATACTCTCGATATTGGAAATACTTTTTTAACTACAAATGCGAGTGATGAAGCAGAACGGATTGGGTGGGAATGTTGGAAAGCTACCCTACCTGATAATCCACTAGCAAGTGAAGTTAAAGATTTAAGTGAGCTAGAAAATCTAGTTCGTACTCTTCAAAATTAAAGTAATATGAAAAAAGAACAATTTTTAGAACAAATGAATCAATGGTATGATAATTCAGATGCACATTATGATAGTTTTGTAGAGCAATTCAGTAAAGATAAAGAGGGGTTAATTGAACTACTAGCCTTAGTAGGTCAATCAACCTCAACAACTTCAGTGAACGCTGCTAAATTATTTGAACCTAAAAGTAAAGAAGAGTGGTTATTGGATATCTTAAAACCATTTAACACCAAAGAGAAATGAGAACTCCGCCCGCTTATAGCGCATTAGGATTCAGCAAGCGGAAAGCTACCGCCCTGATTAACGGAGTCTTTTTCTTTAACACCAATAAAAATGCCTAAATATCTTAAAACCGCATTTGTAAGAGAACTAGAACAACAGGTTAGAAGAGGTGAACTTTCACACACCCGAATGCTTGACTTAATCCAAGATGAGGTAATTAAAAATTACAACGATGAGCAAACTCAAGCAAACTAAAATTCCAATGACATTAGAAGATAATGTTATGAAGGTTGCTCTTGAACAAGGAGTAATTGAAAACGAATTCAATTGGAAATTAGTTCGTGAGCGAGACGGACTAACTAACCAATCTAAGGAAGTAATGTGGGTTGAATGGAATCAAGAAAATAAGTTTAAAGCCCGTCACGATAAACCAGCAATTGGCTATTCTTTGATTATGTCTCCACTTAATCAGTTCTTTACTTGGCAAACAACTCCTATTACAGAGGTGTTGGAAAAACGAGAAAATTTTCTTAAATTTAAGACTAAGAACTCAGTATACGAATTATGGAAGCTAAACGCAAACGATTAACTCGAGACCAAAAAAAAGACAAAGCAATTGTTGATTTAATCAATCAAATGTTTATTATTGCCGGTCACGATGTTACCTATGATGATATTGTAGGTGTAAAGGATTGGTTTAGAGAATACACAATGACTGTTGAACAGGGTGAGGAATTCAAAAAATGGGGTAAAAAATATCTTATGAAGGAATTACGCGAATCAGCTAAATCAGCAGAACGTGAAATGTCGTGGTTTAATCTACAGTGGGGTTTGACTTACAGTAACTGGGAAGATTATCATAAAATAAAGAAATAATATGACTGAGGAGATTTTTGAAAAATTAGGCTTTGTAAAAGAAGTAGTAACACCTGAAGATTCAGGCCTTAATAGGGACTTCTACTACTACACCCTTGATATTGGCGATATTTGTATTATTACAAATTGCGATGATGAAGCAGCTAAGGAAGGTTGGGAAGCCTATATCTTTGATTCTCTATCTATGAGGGTTAAAGGTGAGGGTGATCTAGAGGACCTAGTTCGTATTATTAGAAATAATACCAATGGTTAAGAAAAAGCAGGTATCTGAAAAGTGGGTTGTGATTGATTCAGACGATCACATCTACTACTACCCTACTTTCCTGGCTGCCTTGAAACATCCAGGCAGTAGGGTAAGCATAATGACAGAAGAATATTATACAACAGCTTATAAAGAAATTACAGCTAAGACATGAACAATCTAGATAAAACATACCAGGCACTACTTCAGGACATCCTAGATAATGGAGTAGAGAAAACAGACAGAACAGGTACTGGAACAATCTCAGTATTCGGTCGTCAAATTAGACATAAAATGTCTGAAGGTTATCCTTTGCTTACTACCAAGAAAATGGCATTCAAAACTATGGTAACTGAGTTACTATGGTTTCTAAGAGGAGATACCAACATCAAGTATTTGGTTGATAATGGTTGTCATATTTGGGATGGTGATGCTTACAAAAATTACCTTGATAATGTTAAGTCCGTTGAAGAAGGGAAACAGGTTGAAGAAAATGGAAAAATTTATACCTATAGAAAATATACTAAAGAAGAATTCGTTGATTATATTAAAAATGGAAAGGATATTGAATATAGAATATGGGCTGATTTAGGACCAATTTATGGTAAGCAATGGAGAAATTGGAATGGGGATAATTTTATTTATGGTGACCTTAAAAATGGTATAGACCAAATCGCAAACCTAATCAACGACCTTAAAACAAATCCAGACTCAAGACGATTGATGGTTAATGCTTGGAATGTGGGGGAGTTGGATAAAATGACTTTACCTCCTTGTCATTATGGATTTCAAGTTTATACAAGAGAGTTAAGTAGGGAAGAACGAATGAGAATTCTTTCAAAAACTCAACCAGTTCAGAGCTGGGAAGGTTATATGAAAAAAGATTTAGATGCGATTGGTGTTCCTAAACGAGCAATCTCTTTAATGTGGAATCAACGCTCAGTAGATACATTCTTGGGTTTACCATTCAACATTGCTTCATACGGACTATTACTTGAAATGATTGCTAAGGAAGTAAATATGATCCCAGATGAATTGATTAGTAATCTAGGAGATGTTCATTTGTATAAGAATCATATCGAACAGGCAAAAGAACAAATCACTAGAGAGCCGTTTGAATTACCTAAATTAGGAATGAATTATAGAGAGGGAGAATATAATAAAAATTTAACAGATTTTATTCCTGATGATTTTTATCTTATAGATTATCAATCACACCCAACAATTAAAGCACCTTTATCAAATTGATCGATATTTACTAATAAAAACATAACCATGAAAAAATCAGAATTCAGTCAAATAATTAAGGAAATACTTACCGAAGTGTTAAATGAAGCAACTACTGAATTTGAATTTAATCCTACTATATATGCAAAAGGCAATATTAAAGTTAAGGAAGGTGATGATTACTTAAATGGTAAGGTAGTTGGTAAAAATTATACGTTTTTTAACACAGAAGTATCTCCGAATCCTACACTCAAGGTATCTAGATGGAAAGAAGGTAAAGAACCGAACAACTATACAGTATATTTTTCAGTGCCTAGCGAGTTTGCTGAATCGTATAAGCCTTTAAGCTTAAAATTAAAATCAAGCGGTAAAATTGTTAGTAGCAATAATACATCATCTGAACAGTATAGTCGATTTAATTTATCTAAAAACGAATTGATGTCTTTATTAGAACTATTTGCATCAATCACACCCAACAGTTAAAACACCTTTATCTAACTAAAATTATGGAATGGTTAAAAGCAGGATTTCTCATTTTATTTGCACTATTTTTTTTAGCAAATGTTTTTCATCACTTTAGTTGGGATTTAGGATAATGGACGAGAATAAATGGCATCACCGAATTATGCACCTAACTTCTTTTAGTTTAGGTATAATAGTATCAGCCTTAGTAATCTCAAAAGGACTGTTTAACCTAATGCTATATACGATAATTGGAAGTATAGCTATTCTACTATTTTCCTTTCTGTACAATTACGTACGCGGGATAGATTATATGGTTAAAAATCATCCTGATTACGAAGGTGAAGACCTTTTCAATGAAGAAGAAACTAAATCCTAACTTCAAGTTTAGGTCCGGTAAATACACGGACTGGACAGTGCAGGAGGTATTCGCTTCTGATCCCGGATACCTTAACTGGGTATATGACAATAAACCCCAGATGCTAAAAGGAGCCGAAGTCACCCCTGCTCAAGCTCCGGCACCCCTGCCTGTTGCAAGCTCAAAGTACATCCGACCTTCAAACTACGATGAAGCATTCTGAGTGTTTTGATTAATTTTAGGTACGTTAAATACTGGAATGAAATTGCTGCTACCTATTTACTAATACGGGTGTAGGAGTTGGACCCTAGCAAATTTTTTCGTATATTAAATATTATCTATAATGGAAGTACTAGTTTCTATATTGCAAGGTTTCGGAGCAGTCTGTGGACTACTTTTACTATTTTATGTAAGTAAATCTATCGTACAAGCTATTCAGGGTAAATATAAGGATTAAGCTACTATCCTAATCATACTGTAGCAGTTTTAATTAAAGTTATATGGAAATAGAAAATAAAGTAGGATGTCACTGCGTAGTGAGTCTATCCGGAGGAATGGATTCCTCTACGTTGCTGCTTAAGGCATTAACTGAATTTGATACTGTCACGGCAGTTTCATTTGACTACGGTCAAAAGCACAGAGTAGAGCTTGATCGAGCTCAAGATTTGGTAAACTATCTAAATGGCAGAGCTGATGAGACTAAGTATAAAAGTGATTTAGCAGAAGTTATTATGCATCACTTCCCTAAAGTCAACTACCAGGTAATTAAGCTTGATGGCCTGAGCCAGCTCCTAAACTCGGCCCTAGTAACAGGAGGTGCCGAAGTTCCGGAAGGTCACTACGCATCCGAGAATATGAAAGCGACAGTAGTACCTAACAGAAACAAAATTTTTAGCTCAATCACCCAAGCCATCGCTTTATCTATAGCAAATGAAAAACAAGAAGACTGCTCCATCGCCCTTGGAATCCACGCCGGAGACCATGCCATCTACCCTGACTGCAGACAAGAGTTCAGAGACGCTGACGACCACGCATTTCGTATGGGTAACTGGGATAGCGATCGGGTATCTTATTGGACTCCTTACCTGGATGGTGATAAGTTCACTATCCTAGAAGACGGAGAGAAGTTGTGTAAGGAGCTAGGGCTTGACTTTGATGAAGTATATTCACGCACTAATACTTCCTACAAGCCAATCCTTCTAGAGGTAGAATCAGACACCCCAGGAAAAAAAGTAATGAATGTAGGTATGTGGAATCAAGGCTACTACAAATGGTACTCAGATTATAAATCAGCTTCATCAGTAGAACGAGTTGAAGCATTTATCAAGCTAGGGCGTCCCGATCCTGCACCTTATGCTGATGAGACCGGCCCTGTGACTTGGGAGCACGTAGTAGGGGAAGTCTCAAAGGTTCTTGCAGCTGTAGAGAAATAATTTAAAGAGAGCTTGTCTCTCCCACTATTTATAACTATATTTAGAGTGTCGGAGCACCACTATAAAAACACCCAATGAAAAAGTTACTTCTATTTTTGCCCTTAATCTGGGCTTGTGAAACGATCGAGCCAGCTGCTCCTGAGCCATGCCAGGAATGCATCACCTCCCATCGCGTGGACACAGTCCAGCATCCCGGCACCTACCTCCAGGACGGATACTGGCATTTAAAGTACTCCGGCCTTATCTACTTCCAGGTCATAGGTCAGCTAGATTCCATACATCCTAGATATGTTATAAATGGAGTACCCTTATTAGAAGTAACATATGATAGCGATACCTGGTATGTGTTTGATACCATTGCTATGCAAATACCTCTATACTCTCCTTTTACCTCACAGTACACCTCCCCGAACTTTAACTACCCCATCTCGGTAGGAGATACTACGATCTATATCACCAATCCTAACTACATTGTAAATGCGGTAGGGTACTCGTTCGGGAGTACAAATTTTGTAAATGCTATGCATACATACCAGCCCCGGTGCGAGGTCCTAGTATTCGAAGAAATGATTGGAGATACGATCTCAGTTTTCATCCGCACACGGTACAACTACGATACCGGTAAACAAAAAATAGTAGGAGACACACTTAAAGTTATAATAGAATGAGCAAAAAACAGCTGCTGACCGAACCGGTCCTCCCTAAGGAGAGAATCCTTACTTCCAGGTTCCTGAACCCTGAATTTGTACACACCACAAAGAGTCTAGAGAAGATGCCTGACCAGAAGTGGCACCAGATCATCTCCTTCATCAAGTCCGGAGTGAGGATTGTAGGTTACGGAATCATTCCTTTCGATTTGGTAGCTGCGGCGATCGTTCTTATATTTAGTGAAGTGATCGGCATTATCGAAGAACTGGTTTAAAATTATTAAAATGAGTTATCAAGCAACTAAAGTATTTGACGGCTACTCGACGGTGTTCCGTCAATGGAAAGCTGAAGGGACTCACTGCCGATTCCTACACGGGTACGGAGTAAGTCTCAAGGTATGGTTCGAAGGCGAACTAGACGAAAGGAACTGGGTATGGGATTTCGGAGGTATGAAACGTGCTGTAGGTAATATAGACGGAATGAATCCTAAGACATGGATGGATTATATGCTCGATCATACCACCATTATAGCCGAAGATGATCCTGAGCTTGAAAACTTTAAAGCAATGCACGAGAGAGGACTTATTCAGTTGAGAGTCATCCCTGCTACGGGAGCAGAACGCTTTGCAGAATACTTCTACGGGAAGTTAAACGATTTCGTCCAGGCTGAGACCCAGCACCGGGTGAGAGTAGTCCAGGTAGAGTTCCGGGAGCATGAGAAGAATACAGCAATTTATAAATCATAACCATGGCATTAAAGAGAGTTGAAGATTATAGTAAGATTCTACCTATTGTAGAGCTTTATACCTGTATACAGTCGGAAGGTTCAAGAGCAGGTAGACCGACTGTCGCCGTTAGGACTACCGGCTGTACTCACCGCTGCTACTTCGGTGAAGGGGGCTGGTGCGATTCTTGGTATACTAGTATCCATCCTGAGAAAGGTAAATATAGTTTTCAAGATATTATTAATATTTACGATGCTAATCCTGAAATTAAGGAGATGATGCTTACGGGAGGTTCTCCTACTATGCACCCCGCAATCGTGAACGAACTAACTCACTTTGCAAATGAAAGGCAAATCATCATTACTATTGAGACTGAAGGCTCTGCTTTCCTCGAAACTGATTACCCTATTGGCCTTATTAGCTTCAGCCCTAAATTTAGTAATAGCGTACCTGTTTTGGGAGCTACTACACCCTTAGGAAGTACTGTAGATCAAAAGTTTATCGATACTCATAATCGCTTTAGACTCAATAAAGATTCTATTAAGCAGTCAATGGCTTACCATTCTGACTATCATATGAAGGTAGTTGTTAATCCAGTTGAACATCCAGATGTTTGGACTGAGATTAGATCATTTATGGATGAGCTAGAGGTACCAAAAGACAAGATATGGATTATGCCCCCGGGTGATAATCGTGAAGAACTAATCCGTGTTTACCCTATGGTGATTAATTGGTGTACTGCTAATATGTACAACTTCACAGGCCGGGAACATATCATTGCTTTTGATACTAAAAGAGAAGTCTAATGCCTTACATAATTCTTAAACACACCACCATCAACGGTAGTCCCAGGACTATCCTTGTAAACGATAGTGAAGGAATTTGTATGGAGTTTACCACTTTTGAAAGTGCTGCTAAGCTAGCAGAGCTTTTCCAGGCCAACTCTACCTCCGGGAATATCTACGAAATAAAAGAGCTAAAATAATGCCGCACAACTACCTTCAGGTACTTCATCAGCTATGGGCTCTTAAGATCCTAGAACCTTCCGGCATCATAGCCGCTATACATCCTTACGGATACAGACTAAACTACATCACCCTTGACGGTTTAGGGGTAGAGAGTGAGAATGAAAAGTTTCAATTCAAGCACGGAGTCCGGTAAAGCATGAAACTCGGAGAGACAATAAACGTAGGAGATGATTGGTACAAAATTTTTAGAACAGTTAGAGAAGATCGCCAATGGGATGCTGAACTTCTTAAACAGTACTGGTTTTGTACACATACCTTCCGTAAGGATGGTGTGCTCTATTTTTGTAGAGAGATACCGAAAGTTGAATTTGAAGAAATAATTTAGTGTTTTTAGAAACTAACTTAATATGAAACGTTTTATCAACAAACTTATAAGAGCATTTTTTAAATTTATTCAATACCACTAGCAATGAAAAAATTACTACTCCTACTTTTACTTCCTATCTCTCTTTTTGCACAGCTACGAGATAGCGTCTATTTCAACAATACCCATTTCGTTATAAACTACTCCGAAACTCTGGAAGGACCAAGATCTATTCGATATACGGTACTGTGTCCAACCGGGACAGCCTCAAGATCGGGTATGGAATTCTATAAGGAGAAAAAGATTCATACTTCAGACCACAAAGATTATGAAGCAAATGTATGGGATAAAGGACATATGGTTCCTGCTGCATCATTCAACTGCAACCGAGATATGCTATTCTCTACCTTTACTTATATAAACTCTAGCTTGCAGCACCAAAGCCTTAACAGAGGAGTTTGGAAGAAGCTCGAGGTCCGGGAAAGAGAATTAGCTACAAAAGGAAGTTTAAGGGTCTTTATTAGAATAGAGTACCCGACTGAACCCGTCAGAGTTACTACCGGTGCTGCTATACCTTTAGGGTACTACAAAGAAATAAAAGTTGGAAATAACAGAGAATGTTACTATTTTAAGAACGTGCAACCGAACACATCAGATCTTCAGACTTATAAATGCCCATGCAGAAATGTTATTAAATAATGCGTAACCTTTTTACACCTCAGGAAATAGATCTTAAGATTAAGATAATAGCTAAAAAGATTTCTGCCGAACACCAGGGAGATAAAACTCCCGTAGTCATGGTAGGGCTTCTCAATGGAGCGTTTATGTTCTACTCAGACTTAGTACGTAATCTATCAATTGACGTAGAGTGTGATTTTATAAGAGTCAAAAGCTATACAGCCCAGTTTAAGCAAGGTGATATCAAGATACTTAAGGACTTAGAGACTCCTATCAAAGGTAAGCACGTATACTTGGTAGATGATATATATGATACCGGCACTACTATGAAAGCACTAATTGAGTACCTAGAGGTTAAGAAGCCTGCCTCTATCTCGATTGTAACTCTACTTCGTAGAGAAACTTCTCCGACTCCGGAACAAACCTCCTACCATGCCTTGTCTATCAAAGATGAATGGGTGGTGGGTTACGGGATGGATGATGAAAACGGTTATTCAAGAAATTTAGATGGAGTGTTTGCACTCTGAGATAAGTTTCGTATATTGTACAACGGTGTCGTAGCACCACCTTAAAAACACTAATTAATATGGCAGATAAAAAGCACTATGATGTTGAACTAGCTAAAGCCGGGTTCGCTAACGGCATCTCTACCCAGCTCGCTGATAAGTTCAAGAAGCATAAGATGATCGATATTCATCTTTCCGAGCAGGAGAAACACGCCATCATCCAAGACGCTGCACAGGCGTTTGGAAAGTTCCTAGATGCGCTAGGTGTTGACTGGAAGAACGATCCTAACTCCTCCGACACCCCTAACCGAGTTGCTAAGGCTTACGTAAACGATTTATGGGCTGGACGATTCAATCCTATGCCCGCTATCACGGCATTCCCTGCCGACGACTACGACGGGATAGTCTTTGAAGGTAATATTCCTTTGACCTCTATGTGCTCCCACCACCACCAAGCCATTCAAGGCCGGGTTCATATCGCTTATATCCCAGGTCCAGGCGGTAAAGTGATCGGGCTATCTAAACTAAACCGGGTAGTAGAGCATTTCGGCCGCCGAGGAGCAATCCAGGAACAGCTTACAGTCGCCATCCATAACGCAGTCAATACCGTTTGCGAAGATAACATCGGTGTAGCTGTTATGATTGAAGCTACTCACAACTGTGTTTCCTGCAGAGGAACAAAACACGCAGGAGCCTCTATGAAAACTTCTAAGTTATCAGGAAGCTTCTTAAACGAAGACTCAGCCCGTGCTGAATTTTATGAATTTGTAAAAGGATACTCATGCAAGTAAAAAGAGTAAAATTTGTTGATGAAGTAGAAGTATTCAACAAAACGTTCGGTAAGCCTAACAACTACACCCCTACCGTCCCTAATGATAAAAAGCTTACTGACTTTGTAGTTAGCTTTATTAGAGAGGAGACTGATGAACTTGAGCAGGCCATCAAGGATAAAGATATCGTTGAGGTACTGGACGCGATATGTGATCTTCTGTATGTCGCAGTCGGTAATGCTACTATGGTCTTCGGACTCAAGGATAAGCTAGTCCCGGCCTACGCCGAGGTACAAGCCTCGAATATGTCTAAGAGCTGTGCTACTGTTGAAGAAGCTGTAGCTACCATCAATGAGAGATCTAAAGAGCATGGGGAGTGTTACTTCCGAAAGGTTGGTAGCCGATATGTTGTCTATCGGAAGTCTGACGATAAGGTTATGAAGTCCATAAACTACTTCGCCCCTAACCTCGAGCAATTCTTTACCGAAGAAGAAATTAAAAAAGCCAAGCAATGACACCCCAGGAATTAATCGATCAAAATAAAACTTTCTCAGAAGAGTTGCAGCAATGGATTGTACCTCTTATCTTTGTAGACGAAGCTCTTAGGATGAAAACTGCTCAGGAGGTCGACCAGAGTATTAAACAGCTTGAAGAAGTAATGCAAGAATTAAATTCAGTAATTAATAAGATAAATGATTAAGATAGCTCATGAAGCTCCAAAAGCCATCTTCGGTAAGATGCAAGAACTTACTGATTACGATTATGCTTTAGTGCATCTCTTTGAAGAAGATCCTGAATACCTTCAGCAGTTCAAAGACGCTTTAGCAGCAGGCAGGGAGGTTATCTTAGATAATTCTATCTTTGAACTTGAAGAAGCTTTTGATGCCGAACGTTTTACTTACTGGATCAACGAACTTAAGCCAACCTGGTATATTGTTCCTGATGCATTAGAGAACGTAAAGAAGACTATGTCTAATATGGCAGAGTGGAATGTTAGGTATGCTCACAAAGTACCCGTTGAATGTAAGAAGATTGGGGTTGTGCAGGGTAAGACTTATACCGAGCTCGCTAACTGCTACGATCACATGATCAATTCAGCTCAAGTTGATATGGTTGCTATCTCTTTTGACTACAGTTACTACGAGGAGAAGTTTCCTCACCCTAATAAGTACGTCAGCTGGATGCTGGGTAGGGTTCAGCTACTAGGTCGGATGCTTAAAGACGGAGTAATTAATACTGATATGCCTCATCACCTTCTAGGTTGCGGACTACCTCAAGAGTTTCAATTTTACCGCGAAGCTAATTATGATTGGATTTACTCCTTGGATACTTCCAACCCAGTAGTCCACGGCCTGAAAGAGGTCTACTACAAGGATCAGGGGCTATGGAATAAAGAATCTCAGAAACTCTTTACCATGATTAACTCTGAAGTAACTTCTACTCAGATGGAGGTCATTCGTCATAATGTCTCACGCTTTAGATGGTTTGCAAATGGAAACGCGCAAGTGGGTAGCATTCTTTAGTCAGACTGGTTCCGAGATCGTTCAGATCTCAGAAGCACTGGGCCGATGGCCGGATATGATTATTACCAATCGCCGGCCTGAGTCTGCTAGGATTATTAATTCCGGGATACCTGAAGATAAGATTTATTATACCTCCAATAGTCCTGAGGGGTATGAGTATTTTCATTACCTCTGTCAGGTACAAGATCCGATAGTTACTCTTCACGGATGGCTGAGAGTAGTACCAGAGGAAATTTGTACTAATTACGAGATGTATAACGGACATCCAGGACTTATAACCAAGTACCCTGAACTCAAAGGTAAAGATCCTCAGATCCGAGCCTTCCAAGGAAATTATAACACAGGAGGTTGCGTTATTCATAAAGTAACTCCCGGGGTAGACGAAGGAGAGATCCTTATGGAAAGAGAAGTAGGAATCAGGCTGTTGGATCATGAGGGTTTATTTCGTATCTTGCATAAGACTTCGGTAGATATGTGGGTAGAATTCCTTAAAGAAAGGTTATGATTAAGAGATTGGCATTAGTAGGGGCTAGCAGTACCGGTAAAACGACTGTGTATGAGCTGCTTAAGAATCAGCTCCCTAAGTGGGAGTTTGTAAATGAAAGTACCCGGAGGGTAGCTCGGTATGGCTTCCCTATCAATGAACTCGGCACTACCGAAACTCAGTTAGCTATCTCAAGCTTTCATCTAGAGGCATTACTCAAACCTTACAACCTGATCTTAGACCGCTGCTACTTAGACTTAGTAGTTTACTCCCGTCATATGCCCGGACTCTCCCAGTCCGGTCTAGAGTACATAGAAGATACTTGGAAGAGAGTCCAGGATGAATATACCCACTATATTTATTTCCCTATCGAGTTCCAGGCGATCGATGACGGAGAAAGAAGTGTTGACGAAGATTGGAGAAAGATCATCGATCAAGAATTTAAATACCAGTTGGATCAGACTGACAGGCATTACCTGGCTGTGACCGGCTCACCTATGCAGAGAATAAATCAAATCCTTAAATACATTAAATAATGGACCATAATAAGAACCAAAGTGCAGTTGTAGAGATTGCAAGCAAACACCTCGGCCAGGTAGGAGGTGCCGGGTACTCCGATCAGTACGATCCTTCGCTGCTGGTTGCGATCCCACGTTACCTAAACCGAGAGGCTTACGGCATCAAAGAAGAGAGCCTACCTTTTATAGGAGTGGATGTCTGGAATGCTTACGAAGTCTCGGCGATCACTAAGAAAGGATTACCGGTAGCAGGGATGCTTAAGATTGTATGTCCTGCCGACTCACCTTTCCACGTAGAGTCAAAGTCAATCAAGCTTTACCTAAACTCTTTTAACATGACTGCTTTCGGTGAGACTGCTAGAGAGTGTATCGAGTTTATCGAAAGTCAGGTCTCTAAAGATCTTACCGACCTCCTGCAAGGAGAGGTGACTTGTAAGTTTTTTACCAGTAACGATATTCACGAGTATCAGTTTGTAGAGTTTACTCCCCTCGGTGCTTTGGTTGATCTGGATGCAGTAGAGTTTACTTCCTTCCATTCTGATGCTACCCAGCTTAAGATCTGGCATACAAAAGAGGATGTAGTAGTTAAGAAGATTGAATCTGATCTACTTAGATCTAATTGCCGGGTGACCAATCAGCCGGATTGGGGTGATGTTTATATTCATATGATTGGTAAGAACGTTCCTGATGAGGCATCACTGGCCCAGTACATAGTCTCTCACCGCCAGGTATCTCACTTCCACGAAGAGATTTGTGAGATGATCTTTACCCACCTTACTGAGGCTTATCAGCCTGAAGGTCTGATGGTAGCATGTCTTTACACCCGAAGAGGAGGATTGGATATTAACCCTATCCGATCAACGCACGCTAATCTGATCCCGGGCTGGTACAAAGATCCTACCAAGCGGATGAAGAAAACTTTACGACAATAAGAGTTGGCTCCTTCGGGAGCCTTTCTTATATTTAGCTATATGTCAATAGAAAAAAAGTACTACCTCGTCACCGATAAAGAGACTGTAAACCTCTTAATCCAGCACATCCAGGAATCAAAAGTAATCGCTTATGATACCGAGACTGACTCCCTCAATATGAGGAAAGGTCAGATTATAGGATTCTCCGTATCAGGGGATATCGGGATGGGGTTTTACCTACCTACTATGGCCTGGAACCACCAGACCGGTACCCTAGATGAACTTAACATTGAAGGGGTACCTTGCCACTCTATAGCAAAAAAAATCTTACCTATGTTAATCGGCAAGAAGCTTGTAATGCACAACGCATCGTTTGACTGCCGGTTTACTAAAAACTTTTACAAGGTTGACCTCCTGGAAAGTTTATGGGTAGATACTGCCTTACTAGTCCACACCGTCCAAGAGGAGGGAGCAGGGATGGGGGTATTCGGTCTTAAATCTCTAGCAATATCAGTACAGAATGAAATCGGACTCGACGTCGAAAAAGCTGCCAACGAAGAGCAGGTCCTACTCAAGGAATCTATTAAAGCCAATGGAGGTTCAGCTACTAAGGAAAACTACGAGATTTACAAAGCCGACATGGAGCTTTTGGGTAAGTACGCTGCTGCTGATACCGACCTTACTCTTCGTCTGTGTAGTCATTTTATGGACGTTCTTCAACGAGAGGGTCTTGAAAAATTCTTCTTCGAAGACGAAGTAATGCCCCTCTACAAGGAGGTTACTATCCCGATGGAGGAGATGGGTGTTGACTTGAATATAGATTTGCTGCTTGAGACTAGGGATGAGATCTTAAAAGACTTAGCTGAGAATAAGCAGATCGTTCTCAAATCTCTGATAGGTACTAAGGCCGGCCAGGAATGGGTCGTAGACACTGCTCTAAATGAGTTCCCACCCTCTAACAAAGGTACATGGGCACAGACACTAGCCGAGCGCTACTCCCTCTCTCTGCCTAAATCTGATAAGACTGGTAAGTTCTCTATAACCAAAAAGACTTTAGAGGAGCTAGAAGATTCTCCTGCTAAGGAATACTTACTAACCGGGGATCTAAACCTCTTAGATACTATGGAGGCTATGAAGATATCGATGTCTCTATGGAAGCAAAAGAACGACGGCGACTATGTTAACATTCAGTCTAAAAAGCACCTAGGAGAGATAGCATTTAAGTATATGAATATCCGGGCTAGGTCTCAGACCGCTAAAGGTCAGGACCAGTTCGATATGGATATGTTGGAGGATTTGTCTAAGACTCACTCCTGGGCCGAGAATCTCCGGGTGTATAACAAGCTTCTTAAGATTAAGTCTACTTACATCGATCGATTTGTTGATAACGCCGAAGATGGGAAGTACTTCTTTTACTTCAAGCAGCACGGTACTGTCTCCGGCCGATACGGCTCCGACGCCCAGCAGCTACCCAAACCCAAGGAAGAGGGTGAGGACGTTCCAATTATCGTTAAGTACAATAACGCTGTTAGAGCTTTCTTGATAGCTGGAGAAGGAAGGAAGATAATCGATGCTGACTACGAGTCACTAGAACCTCACTGCTTTGCTTCAGTATCCGGGGATAGAGGTCTGCAAGATATCTTTAATAATGGATGGGACTTCTACTCTACAGTCGCTATCAAAGCCGAGAAGCTAGAACTAGATAAAGTCAACTACCCTAATGGAGTTAGTCCGGATAAAAAATCTCCAGTCTACCTTAAGAAGATCGATCCCGTTAAAAGAAATAAAGCCAAGGCCTACTCGCTAGGAATCGCTTACGGTATGGAGGCTTACGCGTTAGGAAAGTCTTTGGATATAGATCAGAAAGCAGCCCAGATACTAGTTGACGGATACTTGGATGGGTTCCCTGAGCTTAAAGCCTGGAGGATCAACTCCCGGCAGCACGTCAAAGAACATGGCTCTATTAAGAATAAAGTAGGTCGGGTGAGGCACCTACCTAAAGTCCAGAGACTCTACCTTAAGTACGGAGATCAGATCATGGACTGGAGATATAGGAATGAGCTCGCCAATACTTACGGTAAGGAACAGGTCATGAGTATGTATAGGGATTATCGCAACGGACTTAATAACTGCCTGAACTATCAGCTGCAGTCTCTAGCAGCGGCTGTTGTCAACCGAGCTGCTATCCAGATCAATCGGAAGTTAAAAGAGATGGGAATTGACGGACGAGTTCAGGCTCAAGTCCATGACCAGCTTATAATCAACGTTCCGGAACATCAGGCTGAGTTAGTAGCCCCTATCATAAAAGAGATCATGGAAAACACCACCCAGCTAGAAGGAGTAACTCTAAAAGCCCCTCCTGAGATTACCAATAATTGGAGGGATGGGCACTAAAATAAAAAGTTTATATATTTATATAAAAGAGCAGGGGACCGCTCTAAACGACTCACCGATTGGGAGTCAGGTTATGTTAAATTATTAATTAAAAATAGATCTTAGGACTATGACACACATCAAGTACACCCCGTGGACTGTAGATTATACATCCACATTCGATATCCTTTTTAAGGATTTCTTTAACACAAACTCAACGTTTGTATCCCCGATCGATCAAAAGATCGGACATCCAGTAGATATTTATGAAAATGAAAAAGGGTTATTCTTCGAGATCGCCGCTACCGGCCTCTCGAAACAAGATACCAAAATCTCCATTGAAGGTGACGTCCTTCGAATTATTCACGATAAAGTGGAAGAGCAGATCGATAAGACTAAAGTTCGTTATTACAACAAAGGACTTAGTAAGCGATCGTTCAATCTAGGTTATAAAATCGCCCGTCGATTTGATTTGAGCACCATTGATGCCCAGATGAAAGACGGATTACTAACTATTTCAATCTCTCATGCTGAAGGCAATAAGCCTCACGAAGTAAAGATTAAATAGAGTTGCATTTGGTCCCCTGCAATTTTTTTCGTATCTTTAAGTATTAATCAATATAGTTATGACAAGAGGAAAAAAAGTTGGGCATATTAAGCCGCAAATTACCATTAAGGATGAGATGATCAATCCTTACTACGTTAGTGTAGATGAGAATCAATTCACCGTTCAGATCGAAGGTTCTACTCTCCCGTTAGGGTACTACAGTACTCTGGAAGTAGCTATCAAACGTATCGCAAAATATAAGCTTGTAGAGAATCTTAATCAGTCTACTGTTGACTTGAACAGCTTCCTTAAGGCTTACGATTCCATTCTAAGTCAAATCAATAACAGAATCCCAGTATGAAAAAATTAATTCCGCTCAATGATCGGATAGTTGTAAAACCTATCGAGCAGTCCGAGCAGATGTACGGCAATATTATTATTGCTGATATGGGCAGAGAGCGCCCGGAGATGGGTGAAGTCATCGCAGTAGGCCCTGGCCGGATGTCCGAATACGGCAAATTCATTCCCGTCAACGTTAATGTTGGGGATGTGGTGCTGCTGCCTAAGATCGGAACTATCCGAGTAGAGTTCGACGGTGAGGAATACTACATCGGTCAATCAAGAGAAATCCTTTGTAAAGTAACAGAAAAATGAGTAAGAGAGTAGAATTTTCAAATCAAGCACGCCTGAGGCTCCTAGCAGGAGTTGAGCAGCTTGCCAACGCAGTAACTTCGACATTAGGTCCTAACGGCCGGAATGTCATCATCGAACAATCAGCCGGTAACCCGACCTCAACCAAGGACGGTGTGACGGTTGCTAAGGCGATGGAGCTAGAAGATACTATCGAGAATATGGGCGCCCAGCTGGTAAAGCAAGCATCCATTAAGACCGCTGACGGAGCCGGGGACGGTACTACTACCTCAACCCTTCTAGCGTATGAGATCTATAGAGAGGGTTTAGAGTATCTGGACTTACATAACGCCGTTGATATCAGCCGAGGAGTGGCCAAGGCTACTAAAGGAGTGGTGGAGTATCTGGAGAAGCAGGCCCGCGAAATCACTGACGAGAATCAGCTAAGACAGGTAGCTACTATCTCAGCCAACAACGACCCAGAGGTCGGAGAGCTGATTGCTGCTGCAATGGATAAGGTAGGCCGGGATGGAGTCGTTACTATTGAAGAGTCAAGGACGGGTGAGACCTATCTAGAGACTGTTGAGGGTATGCAATTCAATAGAGGTTACAAGTCGATATACTTTGTTACCGATAACAATAGCATGACTGCAGCTCTGACTAATCCACTGGTGCTGATAACGGATAAAAAGGTTACCGCTGCTAAAGAGCTGCTACCTATACTAGAGGCTTGCTCGGCACAGAACAAGGCTCTGCTTATTATCGCCGATGACATCGACGGAGAGGCTTTATCAACGCTGGTGGTTAACAAGATGAGAGGTATCTTGCAGGTAGTGGCTGTGAAGGCTCCTGAGTTCGGAGATCGTAAAAAAGCTATCCTTGAGGATATCGCTACACTGACCGGCGGTCAAGTAGTATCAGCCGAGAAAGGAATGAGACTTGAGAAGTTCAACACCGACTGGCTAGGTTCAGCCCGGAAAGTTACCATCGGAAAAGAAGAGACTACAATCGTTGACGGTAAAGGTACTTCAGAAGCTATCCAGGAACGGGTTGAAGAGATCAAAGCTATGATCGATAACTCAAAGTCACCTTTCGAGAAAGAGTCTTTGCAGGACCGGTTAGGTAGGCTGATAGGCGGGGTAGCGATCGTTTACGTAGGAGGTCAATCTGAACTAGAGATGAAAGAGAAAAAAGATAGGGTAGAGGATGCACTGCATGCCACTAAGGCAGCCCTACAGGAAGGCATTTTGCCAGGTGGAGGTATCGCACTGCTTAACGCCGGACGCTTCCTGGAGTCAAATAAAGGTGATATGCATTTCGCTAACACCTCTACTGAGGTCGGATACAATATCCTTCTGCAGGCCATCAATAAGCCCTTCTTTAAGATCCTGACCAATGCCGGGTATAGCGCCGAGTACTGTGACGGCATCAAGGCTAAGGTTCTTGACACGGGTAATCCCTGGCAAGGTTTTAATCTACGGACTGAAGAGTACGTTGATATGTTTGAGGAAGGTATTATCGATCCTGCCAAGGTAACACGCCTGGCATTAGAAAATGCAGCTTCAATTGCAGGTACTATGCTTACAACCGAATGCGTTATAAGCAACCTAAAAGAGAAGAGCAACGACCCTATGGATTTTAATTCAATGATGTAATGAGCAAAGTTTCAAGCAAAGCCCGGTACGAGGCATTCCAGGAATGGTATAAGTGGGCGTCCAATCGCTACGCTTCTTTAAGAAAGAAAAGACGCCCTGACTCCCAGGACGGTAACTCCAACACTCCTCAGCGATGAAGTTCAAGCCCGGTGATACAGTCAAGGTTCTAGATCCTAGAATCAGCCTCACACTATGTAAGGTAGTTGAGATAAAAGGAGAGGTAATAATGATTGAAGATACTTCAGGAGCAATCCACGAAGTATTTGCCGACCAGCTTCACAAGCAGTTACTATTTGGGTAGAACTCTTCTTAGCAGCTTTAGATCTCCGGGGCTATTTATCTTAGTACTATCTCTAGTTTAATTTTGTCTTACTAAAAATGGATCTTAATCGGATTGAAGAACTAGGGTTCTTAGCTCATAAGGAAGGTTTTTTCACTCAATGGCAGGACACTGCCTCGCGTTATCTAAAGCGAGAGAACTACCAAGATTCTACTGAAGCCTACGAACAAGCCTACGCTAAGTATTCTCAGACAGTTGGGTCTGATTGAAGGAGTTACTTTATAGAAAAATTATCAGTTTTAATAAAAATAGCAGTATGGAACAAAATACAGGATTTCAAAAACTTTTAATTTCTATGATGACAAGAAGGTGGTTAATCACCCTGATTGTCTTGGTTACTTTTATGTTTACTACCTTCGGAATACTAATCTCTATTCATGTAGAAACGGTTGTAGGTCAGGAGTGGAAAGAACTTTTACTTTTGCTCCTGGGAGCCTTCATCGGTTCCTATGGGAAAATTATCGATTACTGGTTCTCGGATACTGATAAAGATAAGATGTTAGTACAGAAGATGGACGAAGAAGACGGTGTAACTCTTTCCAATACAGGAGGCTCAGCCGAACCTTTAAATAGCAGCGAGGAAGAATAATGTCTTCAATGCCATGCCCTGCCTGTAAGCACCCATTAGGGTTGACTTTAGAGTTTATATCCAAGCACCCAATGTCAATGTGTCCTAATTGCCAGACTATGTTTAATTTTGAAGTCGGTGATGAAATTAAAGAATCACTAGCTAGCGCACTATCTGATATAAATAAAATTAAAAAACAGTATAAAGGGACGGTTAAGTTTAAGTAGATTTAACAACCTTACTATTGCTTGATACTAGTTATATACATAAAACGGTTATACTAAAACTAAATAACAATATAAAAAAATAAAAATATGGCTTCAGATATCTCAGCCCAATTTACCGGTTTACCAATAGAGGATTTAATTGTATCTCCTATCATTGGTATGGCAAAGGGGCAAGCAAAATTAAACGATGTAACATGGCAGTACATCAACCAAGTCGCATTCGTAACTGACGAAAAAACAAAAGCTGTAACAGCTCGTTCTTTAGATGTACAGATGCAAAGAGTAATGACTGACCCCGACACCGGTGCGCAGGAATTAAAGACACTATACTCTAAAGTACCAATGTTACCATTAGTACCTCTTCCAGCTCTAGCTATCACATCAGCTGACATTGAGTTCACTATGGAAGTAAAAACTTCTGAAGTAAACAAAGACTCAGTAGATGCTAAGTCTAGCTTTGAAGCAACAGTTGGTGGTGGGTTCTGGGGTATGAAATACTCTGCTACAATGGCAGGTAGTGTTGCAACTCACAAAGAAAACACTCGCTCAAGCGACAACTCAGCTAAGTACAATGTAAAGGTTCACGCCGAGCAGTTGCCACCAACTGAAGGTATGTTGAAGCTATCTGACTACCTAACTCAGATGCTAGAGCCATCTTTGATCCCATTCGGAGAAGGTACTGCAGCTAAGTAATAAATAAAATAAAAGAGGTTATAAAATGTCAAGATTAAATGTAGAGGAACTAGTTGGCGGTCTGTTAGAGGCCGCCATGGTTTCTCAAGGTATAAGTGAAAGGCAGCATATCAATGCTCTCCGGAACTATTTCAATGAAGACGGTACACCCAAAACCACCACCTTTACTATAGGTGAGAAGGAATTGGTTGTACCTCTTTATATTTTAGCAGATCACTCATCCATTGGATTAGAAGAATTAGATATCGAGTTCTCCTGTAGACTTATATTTGGTGATGAGGAAAGAGAGGTTTCCAATCTTAAGAAGTCTCTGCTAGGGTTATTCAAGAAAAAAGGTTATGAGCACAATATCAAAGGTATTGAAGTTGATTCTGGATTTAATCCAAATGAAACAGGTATAGCTAAGATAAAGGTTAAGTTTAAGGCCGATGAAAAACCTGAAGCGGTTAGTAGGTTGGTTGACGAGTATATAAAATTGCTAGCTAGCTAAGAAATAACTATTTGGATTTAAGTAAATAGTTTCGTATCTTTAGATATATGAAACGTTATAAGGTTATATGATTAGGGTAAGGATTGAGAGACGAGGCAGGAGACTACTCGCCGTCATAGGTACTGCTCTTTTACTTGGCGCAACATTTTTCACTCACAGTCTTCTATCGTACTTCCTAGGTAGCGTTTGCTTTGGTCTAATCTTCAGACAAATGATTGAAGATAAATTAACAAAGAAATGATTTAACATTAGCATGGTCCGGTAGCTCAGCTGGATAGAGCATCGCACTTCTAATGCGACGGTCGAAGGTTCGAATCCTTTCCGGATCACTACATCCCCAATTTTAACACGCGCCTTTAGCTCAGTCGGTTAGAGCAAGAGACTCATAATTTCTTGGCCGGGGGTTCGAGCCCCTCAAGGCGCACTAATTTTAAATCCGTTTTTTATGACTAAGTTCGAAAAAAGCTTCTACATCCTTCTGTTTGTGCTCTTTGGGGCAGCACTTGGATTCAATATCGTTGAAAAAGATTACTCGGAAGGGGTCTGGGTGATGATTGCTATCATCTGGATGTACAACTCCTACAACCTTGCCAACAAGTTAATGAAATAAAAGTTGGTTTATAGGATATAAGTTCCTATATTTATAACTTGAAGAGACCCAGACGTGTGCTTTATTTTTGTTTAATTTAATTCTTTTTTTTATGAAGAAGTTTTTTGCAGCGATTGCTCTTGTTACTTTGGTAGCAGCTTGCAACACCGCCACCGAAGAAGCTGTCGTAGTAGAGGGCGCAACTGACACTACAGTTGCTACCGACACTCTTGCAGTAGAAGAGGTATCAGCAGAAGGTGTCGAGGCAGCAGCTGAATAAGCTAGCCCTGATCCGATAATAGGAGGGCACAGCAGCATCTGCAACCCAGAAGTGGAGTCAAAAGCCAAGCCGGTGGAAGCCCGGGCCACTTGCCCTCCTTCCGTTATATTAGCCTCCTTAGCTCAGTTGGTAGAGCCACTGATTTGTAATCAGTAGGTCGTTGGTTCGAGTCCGACAGGAGGCTCTAAAATTATTAACTTACGTTGATCATAGCATGAAGTTATTTATACCTCTTATATGTTACAATCATACCGCTAATACTGAGTGGATGATGTCGACTATGAAGCTCCTAAACTTTGTAAAGGAGCAGCAACTAGCAGTTACCTTCTACCCTATTTTTTTTGATAGCTTAATCTCAAGAGCTCGTAATGCAGCCGCTGCTCACTTCCTTCAAGATAGTGACGCTACCCATCTCCTGTTTATTGACTCCGATATCATATACGAACCTGAGGATGTTGTAAAACTTATCCAAGCTGATAAGGAAGTAATAGGGGGGATGTATCCTAAAAAGTATATTAAGTGGGATCATATTAGGAAGAATCCAACAGCAGAGAAAGTAGACTTCCCAGTAGGTACTAGTCAAATTAACCCTGAAGGCTTTATCGAAACGATATATGCCCCTACTGGCTTTCTACTCATTGCCAGGACAGCTATTGAAAAGCTTATAGAAAAAAATCCTGACTTGGGTTATAAGAACGATATAGACGGCTACGGACCAGGAGACAATTTCTACAACTTATTCAACGTAGGTGTTAGGAACGGTATTTATGAAAGCGAGGATTGGGGGTTTAGCTCTCTCTGGAGAGAGGCCGGAGGTACAGTCTACATCCACCCTGATATAAATGTCAAGCATGTTGGGTGGCATGAGTACGAAGGAGATTTAAAAAAATACTTATTAGAAAATAAAAGATGAAAAAAGTTATATTCGCTCTCCCAGGCCGAGAATTCTCAGGCCGATTCCTTCAATGCTGGACTGAATTAGTTTACGCATGTTTGCAGAACGGCATCCAGCCAGTTATGTCCCAGCACTACTCCCCCCTGCTGTACTACGTCCGGAATATGTGTTTAGGAGGAGACAATCTAAGAGGTATAGATCAGAAGCCGTTCGGTGGTCAGCTTGATTATGACTACATTATGTGGATTGATTCCGATGTAGTGTTTACTCCCGATCACTTCTTCAAGCTACTTCAGGATGATAAAGACATTACATCAGGACTTTACATGATGGCTGACAACACCCACTACGCTACAGTTGAGGATTGGGATGATGAGTTCTTCCTAAAGCATGGACACTTTCAGTTCCTGAACAGAGAGATGGTCCAGGCCAAGCAAGGCAAGCTCTTCACCGCCGACTACACAGGCTTTGGATGGGTGTTAATTAAAAAAGGAGTATTTGAATCCTTACAGTATCCTTGGTTCCAGCCCGTCTGGACGGAATATAACATCAATGGAAAGATTGTTAGAGACTTTACAATGGAGGATGTTGCTTTCTGTAAAATGATTAAAGAGAAAGGTTACGATGTTTGGATTGACCCTTCAGTGATTGTGGGTCACGAAAAGATGGTGGTTTTATAAACTAGACATAAACTTTACTTAAACTTGGTAGCCTATCTTAAATGTAATTATTAATAAACAATTACGTTTACATTTATGAAACATTTATTTACCCTTGTAGCTCTTTCAGCAGCTACGTTATTCGGCCAGACCTCTTTCTGGACTTCAACAACTTATAGAGGAGCATTCGAACCAGCTCCTACCACCCAATGGACTGATAGCTGGACCAATTGGGATCCTCAAAGTACTACCTACCCGATCCACACCCAGACAGTTTCAGGAGAAATACTTAGTAATCTAACTTGGACAAGCAGCAATGTTTACCTAGTTCAAGGTCCGGTATACTTGAAGAGCTCGCTTACTATCCAACCTGGTACAGTAATTCTTTTTGATAAGAACACTGCAGGATCGGCTCTGATTGTAACTAAAGCAGGCACACTCTATGCAGAGGGTACTGCCACTCAACCTATTGTATTTACTTCTAATGCTGCAGCCGGTCAAAGGAATATAGGTGACTGGGGCGGTATAGTACTTTTAGGTGAGGCAGCTAACAACCTACCTGCTAACGCAACAGCAGGTACTCCTGCCGGGATCGGTAACATAGAAGGCCTACCTACTTCAGCTAATACTGAATACGGCGGTACTAACGATCAAGATAGTTCAGGTATTCTTAAGTACGTTAGAATCGAGTTCAGCGGATATGCCTACCAGCCTGATAAAGAGATCAACGGTTTAACATTTGGTTCAGTAGGAAGCAAGACAGTAGTTGAATACGTTCAAGTTTCGTTTGCTAATGACGATGCCTTTGAATGGTTTGGAGGTACTGTAAATTGCAAGCACTTGGTTTCATACCGCAACCTGGACGACGACATGGATTGCGATTTTGGCTACAGAGGTAAAGTTCAATTTGCTTTAATTGTTAGAGATCCTTTTATTGCTGATCAGTCATCAGGTTCAACCTCAGAAGGATTTGAATGTGATAATGACGGCTCCGGCTCTAACAACGGACCTAAGACAGCTGCTACATTCTCTAACGTAACTGCTATCGGTCCACTAAGAGGTGACCTACAAGCTACAGTCGATCCTAAGTTTAGAAGAGCTTTAAGACTCCGCCGGAACAGTGAAATGAAAATCTTCAACTCAGTCTTTACAGACTTTAAAGATGGTATTCATATTGACGGAACTTCCACAGAAACAAATGCACTACAGAGTAGGTTAATATTCCAAAATAATCTGATTGCTGGCTGCAGCGGTAAATTCATCCTCAGAGGCACTAATCCTTCTTTTGATGCCGGTGCCTGGTATTTTACTTCTAATGATACTCTAGCAGTTTCTACTGGATTGTTTACCACTCCCTACAACTACCTACAGCCTGACTATCGCCCATCAGCTACTAGCGGACTAGACACAGGAGCAAGCTTCACCGACACAAACTTGATCGGTAATACTATCTCAGTTAACGAAGAGCAGTTAGATGTTACTTATGAGATTTATGATTGGTACGGTAACTTAGTTTATATTGGGAAACATATACCCTACGACAGACTTAAAGGATTATATGTAATCAAATATAGTGCCAAGCTAGAAAAAGTATTTGTATACTAAGTTGGGGAACTAAAAGGCTCTTCGTATCTTTAGGTATGGAAGATATGTGCCCGTTTAAGCCCGTTCACTCGGTGGAGTGGCTGGAGAACTACTTTGCCGAGAACTGCTTTAAGAAGCCCTACGACCGCTTTATGTGGTGGAGGGGATACGTTACTAAGAAGAAGCCTTTGTTCGCTCATGCTCACCTCAAGGATAAAGTAATGAACGGGGACTACGACTTACCTCATTACGGGTACGAAGCCGAGCTTGTAGAGCATAAGCTACGTCATGCCTACTTAACTAGGAATGATATTACCGGGTTTAACGAAGCTCAGGGTCTGAATATGTCCCGTCGCAAGCGACTGCTCGAAGATCAGATCAAAGAAGATACCAAGCGCCTGGAAGGACTTTACAAGGACTGTAAAAAGAACTACGGCCTGACTAAGGAGCAGGTCCAGGATGAGATAATGAATCTTGATGGTGATAGCGTTAAGGATCTTTATTTGATGCTAGAAAAAAAATACGGAAAAAAAACTGTTGCCGTTCCTAAATTTAAATAGAGGAAAAGTAAATCCGTATATATTTATATAAAATAAAAAAAGTAAAAATTATGTTAAAGCGTTTTTGGAATTGGTTATTAGGTAAGACTACTGTTGATGAAAAGATTGTTGAGAAAGTTCAGCAGATCAAAGTAAGAGCAGAAAGGATTGAAAAAGAGATTGAAGATGTAGTTGTTGCTGTAAAAGAAGTAGGTAAGCAAGCCTCCGATGTCGCTAAAGCTGTGAAGGGTTCACCGAGCCGCACTCGCAAGCCAGCAGCAAAAAAAAATGCTCCTGCACCGACTGCAACTGCAGTTGAAGCTACTCCTGCTGCCAAGAGAACAGCCTCCAACGGTCGCAAATCTAGCAAGTAGTGAATCCTAACTTGAACGTAAGCCTGGATCAGACCCTCCCTGTTGAGTGTGAGGAGTGCGGTGGGCTTTACTTTGAACAGGCTCTTCACATCCGAAAGGTATCTGGCTTGTTAACAGGGACTGGACAGACCTCATACCTTCCGATCCCGGTCTTTGCATGTAAGGCTTGCGGACACGTTAACACGGAATTTTTACCTAAAGAGTTAAAAGATTTGCCGGGTGATCAAGACAGTACAAATTAGAGTTCAGTTCAACGAACCGATCTGGATGTATGATGGACTTCAAGAGTCTATCTACGATGATTTTACGGACGAAGAAGAGTAACTAAAAAGTTAACTTTTCTTTAGGGAGGGACTTCAGGTCCCTTTTCCTGTTTCTATTTATTAAGGAATTGTTATTAGTAATTGTTGTTTAAAAGACAAAATATAATTAATAACTTTCTATGAAAAGAATTTTTGTAGCCCTCGCTATACTAATAGGAGCAACAGCCCAGGCCCAGAACGGTGCCAACGAAATACTGCCAGCCCCTAACTCCGCCACCCCTTTTATACTTGTTGACACTCTGTTTACTCTGAGTAACTATCCAGCCACTTACACTGACGTGTACATCCACTTTGCCAACCCGACTGCAAGTCCGGTTAAAGCTGTTCAGTTTAGATTGTACTACGACAATACTAAATTCTCTGGAGCGACGATGTTCTGGGGTCCAACAGCACAGCCCATCGCCGATAAGTACGGATCTTACTTCGATGTAAATGCTAGCGGGTATCTCAACATAGTAGCGACCTACACCGGTACCAACACCACCTATGACTGGAATGACGGTGCGATGTTTAAATTAAGACTTACTCACGGTGCAAACTACAAAGGAGTTGTTACTCCTGTAGTTACTACCGGAGCCGGATCCTATACCAGTCTAGCGACAGTAGGCAACGGAACGGACGTAGCTCTTACCCTATTTAACTACGGAGGAGCATTCCAAATGACACCTCTCACCTTCCCTATCAGGGTTAAAAACCCAGATCTATCTCCTGCACAGGGTGTCTGGTTTTCAGCAGCAAAGAGACTTAAGTCAACTCCTCAAGCTACTTGGCAGTCCATCGCTTCTGATTCTACCAACGGAAGCGGTCTAGTACAGTTCACCCATCCTGTTGATACCAACTACTGGCATCTTAAGATTTCTTCCCGTATTGATACGATGTCAGACGGAGGCGCTATCTCCATAACCGATGCTTACAAATTAGCCAACCACGTCACCGGTCAGGACACTCTTGCAGGTACCGAATGGTATGCTGGTGATATCAATGAATCAGGAACAGTAACTATCTCTGATGGCTTCTCAGTATTCAGTAGACTAGCTCTACAAAGCACTACCTGGAGCGGATTGTTTACAGGAGTCAACAACGTTGCAATGCAATGGCCTAATAGTTTTGCAACAGCTCAATCAGCAGTAGCAGCTCCCAACTGGGGTACCAATCCTAGAATGTATAGCATCGATACAATCGTTAACAGACTAGACTCAATCAACCCTTACATCTATGTGATCGGTGATGCTACTACAACCGGGTACAACAACCCCGCTACTATCCTTGCCAAGAAAGATCCAACCGGGAACGGAACTACCCAATACATCTTAGACCCAGGAGTCTATCTTTCAAACAAGTTAGACACAGTTCAGTTTAGGTTCCCTAAGTTAGTACTATCGGTTGACAACTTCGTTGACGTACCGGTTACCATGTACACCTTCGGCAATAAGATCGGAGCAGCTCAGATGGGCTTTGAATACGACACCAACATCTTTGAATTTACTTCCATAGAAGCAGGACCAGTAGCTGCTAAATGGACTAGCCTGATCAGTGTTGAGAAGGGAAGAGTGTTCTGGGCCGGTCACGAAGACAAGCTGAACCCAGGAGTGCTAGAGGCGATGAGTAATGCTTTCACTTTCAGATTCAGAGTTAAATCAATCCTAGGATGGACTTCTACTCCGATCAGAATCTTTGATAAGGCAGCCGGTAACGAAAAAGCAGTTGACCTATCGGTTAAGCCTTCTCCTAACGATGGATCGATCATCAACGGAAGAGCTGCTCTAGACCCTGCCACATTAGAGAAGATGTACGGCTTTTATGTCTACCCTAACCCGATTACAGAACTTACCAACGGATGGGCTATAGCTGAATTCTATACCGAAGACAAGCAGCCCCTCACCATAGTAGTTGCTAACATGCAGGGACAGATTCTGAAAGCTGAAAAAATAGAAGAGACTGATTTAGGTTTCCAAGTTAAAGGAATCTATATGGGTGACCTGCCCAGAGGAACTTACTTCGTAAGAATGGTTATGAACGATAGAGATAAAGTTTACAAAATAATTAAATACTAAAATGTCATGAGTGAAGAGCAAGAAGGCGGAATGTCCGGAGTAAAGAAAACAATCTTAGGAGTCCTAGGAACAGCCGTTACCGGGATAGGTATCTGGGCTTCTACCCAGATCAATACCATCCTAGGTATAGAAGAAGAAGGAGCAGCTACTGAACAGGTAGCTCCTGTAGAGCAGTCTAACAATCAGAGCGTTAACGTCTCCGGTCCTGCTATTACTATTAATGTACCTGATCAGCAGCCTGCCAGAACCAATACTGTCATCAGAGAGACTGTCAGAGAGGTACCCGCTGCCCAGCCAGCTCCAGCTGCAGCTCCTACAGAAGAGAAGAAAGAAACTCCTCAAGAGAGGATGGCTCGTCTCAAGAAGCAAAAAGAAGATCAAAACGCCGGAAAGTAATGAGAACTAGAATGGATGCTATCCTGGAGATCATTTTCGCTCCTCTAGGAATATTAGTAGTAATAGGCGGTATGGTACTTGTAGGTACACTAGCTACGTCTTGCAAATCCTCGATTGGGGTGCAGCAGTACCAGGCCGAGTTTGAGAAAGCAGAACCTTTAAACTCTCTACCAGCTTTTGCAGGTGAGAGACAGATCGTTCAACTATCTAAGCTTAATGTCAATAAGGAGTTATGGGATATGTTCCCTGAGCTTAGAGACAAAAGAGTCGGGATGGGAGTATCAAATAGAATAATTGAGAACTTCGAACAGACAGGTCGCTTTAGCTACGCTGAAGAGAAGGAAGCAATACAGACTCAGATGCTAGATGCGTGGGAGACTGAATTAAATGGACTTAGCAATGGTAAAACTAAGCTCTCAATGGAGGGTATAGCTTTGCCAAAATACATCGTCTATGCTGAAATTTATGACTTCTCTGTATCTTATACTGAAACCTACGATAAGGGAAAGACCAATAAGACTAACACCACCATCGTTGGCATTCAGATCAGGATGGTGAACGTTGATAACTCCCAGTACATAGTTGCTTCCGGTCAAGGGACTTCAACTCAGGTAGGAGAAGGCTTCTTTAAGAACCCTCAAATGGGCTTTGACGGCTCAACAGTAGGTGTTGCTACACAACGTGCGCTAGAGGTTGCGACAGTAAACCTTGTCAAGCGGATGGAAACTTATGGATGGTAGATGGAGAATAGTCTTAATTTTTCTTCTTACAGGGTTTAAAGGGTTTAGTCAGTATATTTACAACTACACCGACCCGTGTACGGGGACGTTAAACTCTATTACTATCTCACAGCCCTCCGGGTCTGTAACTCTTTTTTATGCCGGGCAATATCAGACCTTCACAGCTACCCAGTTACAGTCTGGAGCCTTCGAGTTATGGGTACAGGGCATTAATGCAGCTGCTCCTGCTGGAAGCAACCCCTGCGCTGGAAATGGGGGTTCTATCGCCACTGGATCAAATGCTGCTATTGGAACTAATACGGTCAATAACGTATCAGGCATAGTCGGTATTGCAGCCAACATTGGCGGGAGCATAGGATCTTCCTCTATCCCGGGTGGAGGCATGGCCGGAAGCGGTAACTCTAATTCTAATTCAAATGACAATGGTACGAATTCTTCTGGTAGCGGTTCTAGTGGTTCTGGGAATGGTGGTGGTGGTGCTGGGACTGGCTCCGGTGGTTCCGGATCAGGCTCTACAGGTAGCGGAGGGAGCACTGGGGGGAGTGGCGGTAGCGGTAGTACTGGCGGCGGCGGCTCTGGCTCGGGTTCTGGGGGAGGTTCCGGAGGAGGTTCAGGAACTGGAGGCTCTGGTTCTTCAGGCGGCTCAGGCTCAGGCGGTTCAGGATCGGGTGGTTCGGGATCAGGTCAACCTTCCTCCGGTCAGGGTGAAGGCGGCGGAGGATCTATTCCATCTTCGGGCGGTGGCGGCTCAACAGAAGGCGGTGGTGCAGATGCAGGAGCAGTCGGGGGACAAGAAAATACAACCTCAGCATCAGGTGGTGAATCCGAAAGTTCATCCAGTGGTGGTGGAGGCGGTAAAGGAGGTGGCGGTGGCCAAAAACAAAAAAGCAGGCAAGAAAAAGTAGGTAGAGGAGCTCTCATAGGCTCCGGTGACTTTGTCGCTATTAGGAACTCCGGCAACATCAGGGACACGGGTCAGGATAATTTTAGGTTCAACTCCTCCATTACTCACGTCAATACCAAGCAAAACTTTATCAAAGGAGTTAATCTGAATTACACTACCGGTGAGAATGTTCTGAATACTACTCTATACGGTTCCTACAAACATAAAGGGTTTATGGGGGTATTCTCTAATTCGGTGATGAGTAACTTTAAGACCGATTGGTTCAATACAGTCACTGCTCTAACAGCTCAAAAAGCAGGTCCTGTAACGATGATGGCAGGGACTAACTTTACGGCCGGGCAGCTGGGGAAGAGCTGGTTCCAGAACTGGTCTCTGATTGGAGGAGGGTTCACGAACTTTAAAGGAGGCAGGACGGTAAGCGGTAACTTAATGATGCTGGGGGTCTACTCTCCTTACATTTTCTACTACCAAGGTCAGTGGTATAGTTCAGGAGTGCTGCTGGTACCTCTCGCTAATCTTGACTTTAAACTAACAGATAAATTTAAATGGAGTATATCTTTCTCAGGAGCTTACCAGTGGAATGCAGAAATACTTAACTACCAGATATCAACAGGAACAAAAATGTTATTATGAAAAACTTAGTACTACTAGCTCTACTACCTTTAAACATATTAGCTCAGACTTCCGAGAATACTCAGACTATATCCGATGTTACTTCAATACAGTATATTGATTTTGACAACGATGTTATGAGTAGCTCCAACGTATCGGTTGGGTACCTGGGTGATATGAGAATATTGAGTTACAACCTAACCTATGAATGGGGCAAAGAGAATGTAACAAATGGAATATTTGCATCCAATACTCCTTTCTTTAAGTACACCAAAGTAGGGTACAGTCATAGTAGGTCTAAAACTCTTAAGAATATAGATAGAACAACCTCATACGGAGTGACGGTATCAGCATTTGCCGATCATTCGGCTATAGCAATAAGCCCTTATTTTAATCAGATTTACGAGTTTAAGAATAATACCAAACTTGGATATACGTTGTTTATTAGAGATAATACCCATGATGATTTTTATTTGTTTGAAGAATTTTATCCGGCCGCATCCTATACAAAGTACAGTGGGATGTTTATAGCAATGAAAGAATTTGAATATAAAAGATTTGTATTGGGACCTGAATTATTTTTACTATCTTCTATAAGGACTCACTATTTTAATTTAGATGACTTTGAAGGCGCATTAGATATTTGGTATTGGAATGATTTTAACCTTAATGCATACTACGGCTCTTCGATAAAATATAAACTGACTGACAAATTTATGTTCGGTGCTAAACTCAGAAGCTGTTACGCCCACACTCCTTCAGACAAAACTCTTGGATTTCGTAAGGCAACTCCCTATATACTTTCAATAGGATGTAACTATGATTTCTAAATTAAACATAATACTCCTGTTAATTCTACCTCTATCTCTGATAGGGCAGACAATCACCCTGACTCCAATTGGAACTCAGGACGTTAGTGGTATACCGGTTACGGTTGAGCACTACACTGCTGGAGGCTTAAGCGGTACCGTTCAATCCCAGACAGCTTATATACCAGCTAACAGAGGAACCGGAAGTACTACAATTTTTAGTAGTGCTAATGCGGATGAAGCTTCTGCTGCTATAACATTCCCATCTGGCTTCACCCCTACTATAGGTACAACAACCTACACCCAGGGACACGTTAATGCTAACTCTTGGTTTGGATTTGGGACTACAAGCAGTTCAGGCTACCAAGGTAGTGCAACCAACCCGAACGTTCCTACTATCCACATAACTTCAGTTGATAACGGATCCTCAGACAATAACATGTCTAAGGTTTCAACTGAAACTTACACTGATGGAACTTGGGGGGATGTGTTTAGGGTTAGGTATGAGGGGAACTGCCAGTACAGTCAATCAGGAGTAAATGTGATATGGGACTTATACTTTGTAAAAACTCAACCTACAGTCTTTTACGTAGTGATGCGCGCATTCACTGCTGACGGTTCCAACCAAGAACAGATGGGCATTTCAAGCGGTGCTGCATGGCTGGGTGTGAATTATATCACGACTACAAGTTATGCAGCCGGTACTGCTTTTAGCTTTACATCTTCTTCAAACCAAGGAAGCTGGTCTACAATATCAACTCAGAATACAAACGCAACTGGACAGGTAGTAGTTTCTAATCCCACCAATAAGCAGTACAAGGTTACAATCAACACCTCTCAGAAGTTTCACCCTATTACTGACTTCAGTCTTATCTACATGATGTTTATAAAAGGTAATTTAGGTCCGTTACAGGACTGGGACTTTTACACTTGTGACTGTAATAACTCAGCTACCTTTGACTGGGAGGATATAAATTTCTGCTATGCCTTATTAAAGTCAAACTCCCTCCATAACAAGTATATCTTTACTCAGGCAGAAAAAACTACCATTGAGGCTAATCCTAACACTAATTATTATAACACATACTCCCCTACCCAGGTACGTACTATTGAGAATCAAAATCAATTCTACATAATGGGCACAGGAATACATAACGCCACACAACCAACTAACGCAGGTAAACTCCAATGATCAATCCAATCCTTGCCATGTGCTTCTACGTAGCTAGCGTAACTTCGAATGCTAACCTAGCCGGTATCGACAATCAGAAATTTACTTTCGGGCTAAGGCAGATCACCGAGGACGTTCTCAATGAAAGAGGCAATCCTTTGTGCGACCAAAGCGATCAAAATGCTAGTCCGGTTTACGTTACGGTGACTGAAATTAAAGCACCTACTCAAGGTATCAGAGTAGGACCTTTTGAGTTTAAGCAAAAGAAAACAATCGTTGAAGTAGACATCGCAATAGGTTCATCGGTATACCACGGAGTAGGTAGAGCCAATACAAACGTTGCTGCTACGCTAATGCAGCTCCAGGATGAGACTCTAGCATTCGAAAGAACAGAATTTTCAGTAGCTGTTAAAAAAGCTATCGTTGACGCCCTAAAGTAGGTCTATTTATATCAAAGGGTTGCCGTAAATTGTTTTCTTAATTAGTTCTACAAGTTTAACTTTTTAAATAAAAATTTATGGGATTTTTTGATATGTTCAAAGATAAAAACGACCTAAACGAAAAGACAATCGTTGGGTTTTTATCATTCACAGTAATGGCTATCTTTGCAGGAGCCGACATAGTAACAGGTATTTTAGGCAATCACCTAATAATCAGCGATACAATCTTCAATTCATTTGTAATGATTACGCTAGGTGCATTTGGTATTGCAGAGGCAGGAAAGATTTTCGGAGGAAAGAAAGAAGAGAATAACGATTAAAAATTAGATTATGAGCTTAAAAAGTTTACAAGAGAAGATGGGTATAGCTGCTGACGGCGCTTTTGGTCCCGGAACAATGAAGAAGGCAATGGAGTTTTATAAGTTGACTCCAGTGAGAGCAGCTCACTTCTTCGCTCAAACAGCCCACGAAACAGGAGGCTTCAAAGCATTCTCAGAGAACCTAAACTACTCCGCCCAAGGCCTGCAAGGTATCTTTGGCAAGTACTTCCCCGGTAACCTCGAAGAGTCTTACGCCCGCCAGCCTGAAAAGATTGCAAACCGAGTCTACGCCGACAGGATGGGCAACGGAGCTGAAGCATCAGGAGACGGATACAAGTTCAGAGGCAGAGGAGCTCTGCAGTTGACTGGTAAAGCCAACTATGAAGCATTTGCAAAGTACTTAGGCAATGACGAGGTCTTGACTAACCCTGATACGGTTGCAACTAAGTATGCTTTCGAATCAGCTATGTTTTTCTTTGAAAGAAATAAACTATGGACTATCTGTGATAAGGGCATCAACGATGCAGCTATCCTAGAGCTCACCAAGCGCATCAACGGCGGTACTCACGGACTTGAAGACAGAAATGCCAAGACTAAGAAGTACTTCGAGTACGTAAAGTAATGAAACAAACTGCCATCTTTCTTTCCATCACCACTTCTCTTTCATTCGGCTGCTCTTATTTTCTAGAGCTGACAATGGGTAATTTTGAGCAGTATCTTGCTCTGATTGCTGTAGTGTTTGTGGATGGGTTCTTCGGTATTATAGCCGGGATCAAGAGAGAGGGCTTCAAGACCTTTAAGGCTGTGAAGGTGCTGCAAAGAGCAATAACCTGGGTGGTGCTGCTGACTGTGATACTGATGGTAGAGAAAGGATTTGCAGGTACCAGTTGGTTATCTGAAACCATTATCGTACCTTTCATACTTCTACAGCTTATAAGTGCTCTTAAGAATGCTTCGATGTCAGGCTACATTCACATAGGAGATCTAAATAAGATCTTAGATCGAATAGATCCTCACAAAGGAGAAAGAAAAGAATAAAAAGTTTAAAGAGCCCTTGTATCCCAAGGGTTTTTTTCTTATATTAAGGTTATGAATGATAAGAAAGTTACTGCTCAAGTGAGCGCAGTTGAGATTCTAAAGAAAGAATACCCGACTATCTACAATGGCTATACTCAGGTCCAGCAAGAGCAACTAGAGCTCTTCGCTAAGAAGCACCTTGACTACGGGATGCATAACATTACTGCAGGTACCCAGCTCGCTACTGAAGATGAGATTGGCTTTGCTCTGACCGGGCTCTGGTATCGGATCTCTGATAAAGTAAGCCGATGGAAGAACCTGCTTATTAATCGACGAAGCGTTCAGAACGAATCCTTGATGGATACTTACCAGGACCTGGCTAACTACGGCATCATAGCTCAGCTAGTGGCAAGGGGGATGTGGAAGAAGTAAGATGGCAAAAAAGAAACTTCCTAAGGAGGTAAGCCTGGTTCGTGAATATGAAGTAGAGAAGTACGACACAAAGGAGAATAAAAACATCTCCTACAGTCAATACTCAATCTACAGTACGTGTCCACATCAGTGGTACCTTTCGTATCCGAAAAAGCTAGCACCTTACACTCCTAGCATCCATACTGTCTTCGGGACTGCACTCCATGAGACAGTCCAGAACTGGCTTGATGTCCTCTTTAATGAGTCCGTCAAAGCTTCTAATGAGATCGATCTACCGGCCTACCTTATGGACCGGTTAAAGAAGACTTACAAGAAAGAGAGGTTTAGTAACGGAAATAAAGACTTCACCACTCCGGCCCAGCTCCAGGAATTCCATAATGACGGAATAGCGATCCTGGACTACCTAAAAAAGAAACGAGCTATCTACTTTAGCACCAAGGGCACATACTTAGTAGGGGTAGAGGTTCCGCTTATTCAGAAGCTTAAGCCCGGACTATACTTTAAAGCCTACCTGGACTTAGTCTTCTTTAACGAAGTTACAGGAAAGTATTTGATATTGGATATCAAGACTTCGACCAAGGGATGGAGTGACTATGAGAAGAAAAGCGATACTAAGATCTCTCAGATTCTATTCTATAAAGAATTCTTCGCCCAGCAGTTCGGTACTGATGTAGATAGCATCAACGTAGAATTTTTTATCGTTAGAAGAAAAATATTTGAAGGAGGGGAGTTCGTACCTAAGAGGGTGCAGCAATTCCGACCTGCTTCAGGAAAGATCAAAAGAGGACAGGTGATGTCTGGTTTGAATAGGTTTGTGGAGGAAGCCTTTAATAACTCCGGTCAATATATAGAAAAAGATTTTACTAAGAACGCATCAAAGAACAACTGTAGATTCTGTCCATTTAACAAAAGCCCTCTCTGCAATGCAGCTATTCTGTAGTCACAGCCTATTTATATATGTATATATAAAACAAAGGCTATGGACAACAAAAAGCTGACAAGCGTCAAAGTAGAGCAGCAGTTATTCGATGAGTTTAAAGTTCAATGCGTACGCTATAAATTTTCATTCCAAAAGTTGGCAGATAGAGCGATCTTTTTCTATCTTACGGATGATACGTTTAGAAACAAAGTACATAATCAGAACGATTTAAACATAAAATAATGCAAGACAAATTTGGTTATATTGAGCAGAAAGATCGAAAGAAGATTCTTCTGCTATGTGATGATATAAGGCTGCACTCCGGAGTCGCTACTATGGCGAGAGAGATTGTAGTAGGTACCTCCCACCACTTTAACTGGGTGAATCTAGGAGGTGCGATGAAGCACCCTGACGAGAAGAAAGCTTTCGACCTCTCTGACGACGTTAACAAGCAGAATGGAATCCAAGATTCTAGTGTTAAGCTTTATGCAACATCCGGTTACGGGACAGCTGACATAGTCAGGGAACTTATCAGGACTGAGAAGCCAGATGCAATACTGCACTTCACCGATCCTAGGTACTGGACTTGGTTGTATGATATCGAAAGAGAGATCAGGCAGCAAATTCCTTTGCTGTACTTGAATATCTGGGACGATTATCCGGCTCCGTTATACAATAAGGCTTACTACGAGTGCTGTGACTTGCTGATGGGAATCTCTAAGCAGACTACCAACATCAATAAGCTTGTATTAGAAGAAGCTGCCGGTAAGAAAATTATTGAATATGTTCCTCACGGCATCAATCAAAAGCATTTCTTCCCTATTACTTCCGAGTATAAGAACTTTGATAAGTATCAGGAGTTCAAAAAGACTATCTTTGAAGGCAAAGAGATCGACTATGTAGTGTTCTGGAACTCCAGGAACATTAGACGAAAGTCACCCGGTGATGTTATACTAGCCTATAGAAACTTTTGTGATAAGATCGGTGTTGAGAAAGCAAAGAGATGTGCTCTTATAATGCATACCCAGCCCGTGGACGAAAATGGAACTGATCTATATGCCGTAAGAGAGGCTGTATGCGACTCATCATACGTGAATGTATTCTTCTCTCAGGAAAGACTTGGTACCGAATCAATGAACTGGCTTTATAACCTAGCCGACGTCACTGTGTTAATCTCTTCTAACGAAGGTTGGGGTTTAAGTCTGACTGAATCTATGATGGCCGGGACTATGATCATCGGTAATGTTACCGGTGGGATGCAAGATCAGATGAGGTTTGTTGATGACAAAGGTGAATGGTATACTCCTTCATTTGAAGTACCTTCCAATCATATGGGAACTTATAAGGAGCATGGTGAGTGGGTAATACCGGTCTTCCCTTCTAACATCTCTCTAGTAGGTTCAGTTCCGACTCCCTACATCTTCGATGATAGATGCGACTTTAGAGACGTTACGGATGCTATCTTAAAAACCTACCAGATGTCAAGTCAGGAGAGGCAGAGCAGAGGAGCAGCCGGCCGGGAGTGGGTCCTATCAGAAGAATCAATGATGTCAGCTGATAACATGGGTAGAAATATTATCAAGTACATTGATAAGACCTTCCAGGAGTTTACACCCCGGACCAGCTACGATATCATTAAGGTAAAGGATGTAGAAAAAAAATATGTTAAACACCCAATAGTCTACTAATGGATAAAATTTCAGTTATAGTTAGCTGCCCGATCGATACTTACAGCGGTTACGGTGGACGGTCAAGAGATCTTGTTAAGGCTCTTCTTAAATCAGGCAAGTACGACGTTAAGATTTTAAGCCAGCGCTGGGGCAGTACTCGGTTTGGATATCTCAAAGAGCATTCCGAGCATGAGCTTGCTTCCCTTATTATACCTTCGATCACAAGTCGACCTAACCTCTGGATTCAAATTACAGTACCTAACGAATTCCAGGCAGTAGGAGAGTACAACATCGGCATTACGGCCGGTATTGAAACCACTGTTTGTGATCCTAGCTGGATTGAAGGTTTGAATAGGATGAACCTTAACCTAGTATCATCCCAGCATTCGAAAGAAACCTTCTTACGCTCTCAGTTTAACGTTGAAGAGAACGGCAAGGTCAAAAGGCAGATTAAACTTGAAAAACCTATGGAGGTATTATTTGAAGGAGCTGATCTTACAAAGTATCTTCCGGGCACTTCAAAGTTTAACCTCGAAGGTATTGAGGAGGAATTCGCTTACCTATTTGTTGGACACTGGCTGCAAGGTAACGTAGGTCAAGACAGAAAGAATGTAGGGTATATGGTTAAAATTTTCTTAGAAGTATTTAAGAATAAGAAGAAGCAACCTGCTCTAATTCTAAAGACTCAGTCAGCTAATGCTTCTATCCTTGATAGGGATCAGCTGCTGAAGAAGATCGATGCTATAAGAAAGACCGTTAAAGGTTCACTACCCAACATCTATATAATTCATGGGGAGATGTCTGATCAGGAGATTAACCATCTCTACAATCACCCTAAAGTAAAAGCTATGATTAGCTTCACCAAAGGAGAAGGCTTTGGAAGGCCTCTGCTAGAGTTTAGTTTAGTAAACAAACCTATCATTGCCTGCAACTGGTCCGGTCATATTGACTTCCTGGATAAGGAATTCTGCTACCTAGTCAACGGAACCTTAACTAATGTTGATAAGAGTGCTGCAGTAGATAAAATGCTTTTAAAAGAATCTCAATGGTTTACCCCTAACGATTCCGAAGCAGCTACCGCTCTTCGCCTTGTCTTTGAAGACTATAAAAAGTATGCAGAGCTAGCAAAGAGACAGGGATATAAGTCTCGTACAAACTTTAGCTGGGAGAAGATGGCAGAGCAATTAGATACAATTCTAACAGCTAATCTCCCCACCTTCACCAAGCAGATAGAGCTCAAACTTCCTACCTTAAATCTTCCTAAATTACAAAAAATAAATGGATAAGTTAACCGATTGCAAGAGATGCGGCTCCAATGCCTGCTACGAACAGCACGTCACCGACAAGCTAACGACGTGGCTATGTATGGGGTGCGGGTTTACAACCTCAACAGTTATGACTGAAGGCAGTCAAGCTACTACGAATGCTTTAGAATCTTCTCCAGAGCTCTACAAAGACCTCCTTCATAAGGACCAGGACGGGAATATCTGGATGCCTGCTACGGTGACGTTGCCGGGCAGAGGGATGGTTTTCATAGACGGAACTACTAAGGAGAACTGGGTATGGACTGCTGTTAAGGCTGTTGAGATCCTAAAAGAGGAGCAGCACAAGTACCCTGAAGGTCAGACCCACAAAATGGATATGAAAGGAGCCCGGAACTTCAAGCAAAGAGACTTCATGGATGCTCTAGAGGTAATTGAGTTTTACGCAATGTAATGAAAATTAGTTATGCTGTAACGGTTTGTAATGAGCTTGTAGAGATACAGCGGCTACTACCTTACCTGATTGAAAATAAAAGGAAAGAAGATGAGATAGTTATCTTCTACGATTCCAATAATGGAAGTAAGTCAGTTGATGAGTACTTAAGAAGCTTATCTTCTAATACCTTTGCTCCATTTCGATTTATTCATTACCACTTCGATGGGCATTTTGCCAATATGAAGAATGCTTTAACGGAAGCCTGTCTAGGAGATTACATATTTCAGATCGATGCTGACGAAGTACCCAACATACACTTACTTCAGTACCTACCTACCCTGCTAGAGGCTAACCAGATAGAGGTACTGAGGGTACCTAGAGTCAATACAGTTCATGGACTAACTTCGGAACATACCCGGAAGTGGGGATGGACTGTTGACAATCACGGAAGGGTTAACTGGCCCGACCTCCAATGGAGGATCTATGCCAACAATGGAAAGATTAAATGGAAAAATAAAGTCCATGAAGTGTTGGAAGGATACCAAACTTATGCTATATTGCCTCTAGAGATGGAGTATAGCCTGAGTCACCATAAGTATATTGACCGGCAGGAAAGACAAAATGACTACTATGAAACCTTAGCATGATAAGAATAAAGCTACGCAATTGGAATAAGGGGAGGAATATACAAACATTTCGTCCGTTTGTTTTGCATACCTCTCTATTTTATCAAGCTGGAATTCAATTCGTAGAAGAAGGCGACTGCGATTTTGAATTTATTGGGATGGAAGATTTTATAAATAAGAAACTTCCTTTAGGTGAGAGTATTAGCAAGGGCTTAGAATTGCTCGCAACAATAGAGAAACCTTATTTTCTATTTGATGGATCTGATTCAACCTCGTTAATGGGGGCTTACGAGGTCTTTACTCAATCCCAAGCTATACATCTGTATAAGAACCAGCTCTTGTCGAGAGAAGAGTACAAAAATAAGACAGCTTTCAATAAATGGTTTTTTGGAACTGGAACTTCTTTAGACCTGAGCTACGACATTTCAGAAAAAGAATACGAAAAAATTAAACTATCAGGATGGAATTTAGGGTATCATCACCCTCAATACTTAAATTTTACACCAAACAATCTCAGTAAGGATATAGATGTCTGTGCGATCTATCAAGGGCTCCATGTTGAAAATTCTGACCACCATGTTCGTAATGATCTTCTGTATACCTCCCATAGGGTAAGTGCCTGGGAGACATTGAGTAAGTCTAGTAGGAATGTCGTTACAGATAAAAAACCCTACAGTGAGTATGTAGATATCCTAAGCAGATCTAAAGTTGCTATATCTCCTTTTGGAATGGGTGAAATCTGTTTTAGAGATTTTGAAATAGTACATTACGGAACAGTTATGATAAAACCTGATATGTCCAGAATTATAACAGAACCTAATTTGTACGTACCGTATGAAACATACATTCCATGTAAACCTGATTGGAGCGACTTATTAGATGTCGTTGAGGAAGTTCTTACGAATTGGGATAAATATGAACCTATTGCTAAGAAAGCACAACAGAGATTATTAGAAAATTTTTCTCCTAGCAGGCTAGTAGAGTATTGGAAAGACCGTCTTCTATCATACCCAGGAGTAATACGCTTTACATGAAAGTTAATAGACTAGGAGAAGTTATAAACAGAGCTATGATACCTGCAGGAGTAGCAGCAGATAACATTAATGGCCCTGTAGTATTTAGACGTCCAAATTTTTTTACACCTGGTCCGGATTGGATTATGTACTTTGCTCACCATAGAGGCAGCAGTATTCGACAAGCTACAGCTGATAATATAGAAGGTCCGTGGCAAGTACTGCCCTCCACTATCTTAGAATTGAATAAAATCCCAGGATACGATCACATAGCTTCCCCAGAAGTTGTAGTTCATGATACTTTTTTAGAGCTGTACTACCACTGTCCATACGGAGATTTTCAGTATACATTTGTGGCAACTACTAAAAATGGAGTAGACTGGGAATACGGTACTGAAGTACAGGGAATGTTTTATATGAGAATTATAGAAGATAACTATGCTGTAGCAAAATATAAGAACGATGGAGGAATAGCCTATAAACGGAAAGGATCGAGTTTTGAAGAAGTAAGAAAAATTCTTCCAAATATGAGACATTGTGCATATCATAACCATAAACTGTATTGGAGCTGTATAGGAGACTCACCGGAAAGTATATTTAGAGGTACCTTAATTTTACCTGAGTTTGATATAAGAGATGTTGAAGAAGTTATCAAGCCGACTTATAACTTTGAAACAGGAGGACATACTCCTAACCCTTCCCGCCCGGGCCCAGCTGTTAGAGTGAATGAGGTAAGAGATCCTTACATTATAGAAGTAGGAGGTATAGTTTATATCTTCTATACAGTTAAAGGAGAAGAAGCAATTGCATTAGCTACTATAGAGGAATGAAACATTTTAGTATATTTGGACTCCGTCGGACAGGTAATCATACGATTATAGAATGGTTATCTAAACATTTTACACACACCACTCATTATAATGATTGTTGGGGATGGCCTGAACCTAATAACCACTGGTCTAAAAAAGAGTATGGAGATTTGCTGTCTCCAACTGATCTTACAATTTTCTCGTACGAAGATTTTGAACCATCTAAAGAAGAAATTGAACATTCTGAGACTATTATACTTTTTAGAGATTGGTATAATATTGCTGCATCTCGTCATGTAAGCGGTAGAGGGTACAAAGACACAGCCAGGCATCGTCATAAATCTGGGTATAATAGAAGTGTAGTAGAAGTCTGGTTGAAATATGCTGAACTGTATGAAAATCACCCAGACAGGTTTATACTGTTTAATAAATGGACTACCAGTGAGGATTATAGGAATGAAGTAGCCAGTAGATTAGGACTACAGGGGCATGTACCCTACACACAGCAGCTACCGGAAAGTAAAATCGGCAATGGAAGTAGCTTTGGAGAAGATACTATAAACCCTTGGGGTGTAAACCTAAGATACACTAAGCTAGCCACAGAACATCCAGCAGCTTACTTCGACATCACTAGTAACTTAACAGTTAATGATTTTTGTAGAAAAATTTTTAATATTAATTTAGATAAATAATGGGAATAGGAAGCGTTTCAATTTCAAGTACAGTGGTGGATTTTATTAAAGAAATACTTCCACAAGGAAGTACTATCTTAGAATTTGGCTCTGGGGAAGGTACAGTACGGCTAAGCAAGTACTTTAAAATGTATTCTGTAGAAAATCAACCCGAATGGATGGGACATTACCCTAATGCAACTACCTATATAAACTGTTCGACTAAGTGGTACGATGAACAATTCACTGCTCCAGAAATGAAAAGCGTTCAACGAGCATGGTTTAACCCAGAACAGCTTTTTATAAATCTTCCACAACAGTACGACTTGATACTAATTGATGGACCAGGCGGTCAATTTGGAAGAGGAGGTTTCCTAAAATTTTTAGATGAATTTAATACAGACGTGCCTCTAATTTTTGATGATGTTAATCGAGCTGCAGAACTAGAACTAATACAGAAAGTTTCAGAAAGAGTTAATCGTTCGTACTTTATACACAAAGAAGACCCCGCATTAGGCTATATACTATGAAAACAACTTTTGCAATAGGCTGCTTAGTACAGTGGTACGAGATAGAAATACTTCCTGAGTACATCGACTCTCTATTAGGTGCTGTAAACGCTTATGATAAGGATAAGGTACTTATTGATTTAAAATTAGTTATCAATCAAGACCTTGAGCGATTAGACAATCCAGACAAGCTTGATTACATTTTATCTCAATTTAATCAACAGTTAGAGAGATTAGAAGGCTACCACAGTGATGGCTTTATTGACAAAAGTCTTACCACTGTTGCGGATTATAGAAGGGAGTTCAATACAAGATACTGTGAACTGGCCGATGTACTGATTTGGGGTGAGACCGATATGCTAGTACCTAAACAGGCCTTCACCGCTCTTAATAACCTACACCAGAATGTAAACACTCCTAAGTACCTGGCAACGTTTGCTATCTGTAAGATGTGGGATGATAGCTGGAAGCCTTTAGAGCACGTAGAGTTTACAGACAAGCCCTTTATTGATATGGATACTGAGAACTGGTGGTCTCTTAGGTACACAATGACTAAAGAAGAGATGAATACCTTCAACGATAAGGTAGAAGAGCTAGACCTATCTGTTATACACCCTCACAAATACAACGGATGTGGACTAATAATAAGCTCAGAAGTTATTAAAGCAGGAGTAAACATTCCTCAATCAGTATTCTTTATCCACGAAGATACAGCCTTTATGTTAATGACTCAGAAGATATTAGGAAATATTCCTCAATATCATTTTAAAAATATTCTAGTAGTACATAACAGAAAGCATCCTAACAAGAGAAATTATATTGCTGGGGAGGAAGGAATAAGTAAGACCGATACAGGAGCACAGAGAAGAGCTCATTCCTGGTACCAGTCTGCAAATAAGCTTTGCGAGCAAAACTGCTATAATTTGTTTAATCCTACGTATAAGGCATATACTTGGAAAGATGTATTTGGAAAATAAAAAAGAAGTTCATATATTAAATAATTGATGAAAAGGTTAATATTTACCACCGCTGTTAATACAGAAGGTAGAACAGTTAAAGACAGTGATATCTTTAATATTGCTAGAAAGACCTGGGAGCAATACTGCCAGCGCTACGGTATAGACTTTTATGTTATTGACACCCCTCAGCACCCTGATACACCTCCACACTGGTTTAGGTATTGGATCTTTGATCATAAACCTGACTATGATCAGTATTTGTATATCGATACAGATATTTTTGCTAGATGGGATGCACCTAATATCTTTGATGAATTTAAACTTGGGAGTATATATGCTGTAAAAGATAATGGTGGGTTAAGTTGGATCTGGGAAGGTATTAACGCCTATCAGAGTATGTTTCCCGGGGTAGAGCTAGATTGGGATAAGTACTTTAACTCAGGTATGATTCTGTTTGACAGTAGTCACAAAGAGCTCTTTACTGCATTTAAACAATTCTATATAGATAACCAAGCAGCTATCCAGCAGTATAGAGACAGGTACCGGAAAGGACATGATCAGACTATTTTTAACTACTTTCTAGCGTATGCAGGAGCAGATGTTAAACTTATTTCAGAGAAATGGAATCTCTTTCATATGATTCGTAGAGAGATCTTATATAACGGATACTTTATAGACATGGGGTACTTCTGGCATTTTAATAACGTAGAGAGGAATGTACAGGTAGAGCTACTTAATAATGTATGGATGCAAATTAAAAATAACTATTAAATTACGGACTATGACACGTTATGATTTTAAAGATAAACTTTACCTTGTAACAGGAGGTAGTGGCTTTCTAGGAGTTCCCCTAGTGGCAAGACTCTTAAGAGATGGAGCTAGAGTTAGAGTACTTTCTAGGGACGAAGGCAAGCTCATACTTCTTAAACAGTCCTACCCAGAAGTAGAAATACTAACAGGAGATGTTGCGGACTGGTTTGAAGTAAAACAGGCTATGGAAGGAGTAGACGGGGTCTTCCATTTAGCAGCATCTAAGCACGTAGGTATTGCAGAGTATCAAGTTCGGGAATGTATTAAGTCGAATACTATTGGCTCTATGAATATCTTAGAACATTCTTTAGATAAAGAATTAGACTTTGTGATAGGTATTAGCACTGATAAAGCAGCACAGGTCGCCGGCGTTTACGGTGCATCAAAGCTACTAATGGAAAGACTATTTACTCAGTTTGAAAAACTTAATACTAAATGTGACTACCGTATCGTTAGGTACGGAAACGTTCTATACTCTACTGGATCTGTGCTCTGCAAGTGGAAAGATCTCTTACAAGAAGGTAAAGAAGTTATTGTTACAGCCCCTGAAGCTACTCGTTTCTTCTGGACAGTTGATCAAGCTTTAGATCTAATTTATGATTGCTTAGAGAATGCAGAAGATAGTAAGCCTTATGTACCTGGTATGAAGGCTATGAGTATTGAAAGCCTTTTGGAAGCTATGGCACAGAAATACTTACCTGAAGGTAAGGAGAAGTCTATTAAGGTAATTGGACTACAGCCAGGAGAGAATTTGCATGAGAAGATCCTTGAACAGGGACCTGCTTCTAATGAAGTTGAACAGTATACTATTGAAGAGATTAAAGAGCTCATCTAGTGAATATACTTATACTAGGAGGTAATAGATTCGTAGGTAGACATCTAGCTTCGGAGCTAGGTAATAACCATTTGGTAACTGTGTTTAATAGATCAGGTACCGGACCTAGTAATGTTAGTATTATTCAAGGAGATAGAAATAGTAGTAAAGATCTAGATAAGATAGATTTTAGTACGTACAATGTAGTAGTAGACTTTTGCCTATTTAAGCCTGAGCAATTTAATTTAATTAAAGACCGGTTAGTATGTAGGTATATTTTTATAAGTAGTGCTGCTGCCTATGCCGATTCACACCGATTTATGTTTAATGCTAATGCACCTATAGGAGGCTTGTCGGCTTTTGAACCTTACGGCAGAGAGAAAGCCGAGTGCGAAACCCTCATCCAGCAGAGCAATTTAGACTACGTTATTGTTAGGCCTCCTTATGTAGATGGAGCAAATAGTCATCGTCCTCGTTTAGCTTACTTTATTAATAAGTTAAAGAATAGAGAAGCTATCGAAATCGACAAAGACGGTTTGGGTGTTATGTCCTTTGTATGGGTTGAAGATTTAGTTGAAGCTCTCTGCATACTTACTATCGGGACATACCCTTCTAGAACAGCAGTTAATGCTGTGGGTTATGAACACTACACTGTGCTAGAGCTTATCGAAGAGCTAGCTAAATTACTGGGCGTTACTGCTATCTACGAGTATAGTAGCAATCAAGCTATCTACCAGAATACAGATTTAGTCTTAACACCTGGAAGCCTGTTAGAGTTCTTTAAAGAACCTTTTATAGACAGGTTACCAGAATACCTAAAGTGGTATAATATAAATGCAAAAGATAAATACGGATATGAATAATTTATATAGAGCAAAGCCTTTCTTTCCTGAACAGGACCATGGCTACATTATGGATGCCTGGAAGCAGATTTTAGAATCAGGAATGTTCATACAGGGCAAATATGTATCGGAATTTGAAAAACTTTTTGCTGAGTATTGTGGTACAGAGTTTGCTATTGCAACAAACTCAGGTGCTACAGCGCTAGAGGTTGCACTACGTGCTACAGGTATAGAGGGTAAAAAGTTCTTAGTCCCTACTCAGACCTTTGTAGCTAGTGTCAGCGCTATTGTTAGATCAAACAACATACCAATCATCACAGATATCAATCCAGATACTCAGTGCCTGGATCTAGACATTATTAAAGCTAATGTTGATAAAGATACAGCCGGTATCATGTGGGTACATATGGCTGGAACAATAGCTCCAGACTATCACGAGATTAAAGAATATTGTGATCAAAACAATTTGATACTGCTTGAAGATGCTTCACACGCAGTTGGTGCCTCTATCGACGGAATCAAAGCAGGTAACTTAGGACTAGCAGGCTGCTTCTCTCTATTTGCCACAAAGATTATAACATCAGGAGAAGGAGGAATGATTACAACCAACGATGTAGAGTTTGCTGAAAGATGTAGAATACTTCGCAATCACGGTTCGGTTAGAAACGACTCCCCAGTAGTAGGATTAGATTATGGAGTAACTTGCAGTGTGGCTTCTTCTAATTATAGAATGCCAGAAATGGCAGCTGTAGTAGGTATAACTCAAATAAAAAGAGTAGATGAGTTTGTTATTAAACGTAACGAGATAGCTCAACGTTATGCAGAGAAGCTAGACAGTACTAAGGTTAACATCTTTAAGGTACCTTTAAATCAGACTATGACCTGGTGGCAGTATATAGTAGTGTTAAAAGCAGGTACAGCTCTTTTAGATAGAACAGAAGTATGTACAAGACTGCTTCAAGAGTATAATGTTCCTACAGCTAATGCGTACTGGCCTGCTTGTCACGAACAACCTGCATTTAAGGAATATGTAGAGGGATATAGTTACCCTGTTGCAGATGATTTACTTCATCGTCATATTGCTTTACCAATGTACTACGAAATGTCTTTAGAGCAAGTTGATTATGTTGCCAATGCTGTAAACAGTATTATTAAATGATTGTAAGTATACACCAGCCTAATTACTTACCCTGGTTAGGGTACTTTGACAAAATAAAAAAAAGCGACTGCTTTGTTATTTTTGATGACGTACAGTTTCCTAGAGGTAAAAATCATTTTGGACATAGAAATTATATTAAGACTAACACAGATAAAAAATGGTTAACAGTCTCAGTTAGAGACAAAAGTAGTTTAAAGCCGTTTAATGTAATAGAAATATCTGATAACTGGCAGGATGAACACGTAAGGTTAATAGAAGCTTTCTACAGTAAAGCACCGTACTTTACTCAATATTTTCCAAAACTAAAAGAGCTTATCTGCAGAGAGTACTGCTGCCTATCTGATCTTAATGTAGAGCTGCTTAAATACTTTCTGGAAGTGTTAAACATAAAAACTAAACTGATTAAAAGTTCAGAGATATGTCCTCCGGATATAGCAGGTTTTGATCGTATATTGTACATATTAGAAAAACTTAACACAACGAAATACATTTCCGGAACCGGACCAGGATCAATGAGGTATATTGACGAAGAAGTATTTAACGCAAAAGGGATAGAACTAATATGGCAACACTACGACCATCCTACCTACTCTCAGCAGTATGGAGAGTTTATACCCTATATGTCTATCGTAGATTTACTTTTTAACGAAGGACCTAACAGTACAGATATTATATGAAGAGAATCCTAGCAATCGGAGCCCATCCAGATGATATTGAATTCGGATGTGGGGGTACTTTATTTAAACATAAACAGCGAGGAGACTTCGTAGTATACTTATGTATGACTAGTACAGAGTCTGTAGACGGAGTTACAGGTCAACTACTACGCTCTAAGGAGCAAAACTACCAAGAGGTTGAATGTGCTGCTAAAGTATTAGACTGTGATACAATAGAGTTCCTACCTTTTACAGACCTAAAAGTACCTTTCTCTTTTGAATCAGTAAGCGGTGTGGAAGCAATTATACGCAAGTATAATATAGATATAATTTACACCCACTGGACAGGAGATGCTAATCAGGACCATATTAACACGTTTAAAACAACGATGGCAGCTTCCAGATATGTTAAAAATGTTTACTGCTACGAACAGATACCAGTTCCTCGTATGTCTGAGAATCCTATGAATATAAATTACTATGTAGACATTACTGATAGCTTTGATAAAAAAATAGAAGCTGCTAACTGTCATAAGAGTCAGATGTTAAAGTATAAAGCTCACGGGTTTGACGTAGAGAATAACTTAAGAGTATTAGCAGAATTTAGAGGTATTCAAGCTCAATGTAAGTACGCAGAAGCATTTCAGGTAATTAAAAAAGTACAGACATGGTAGTAAAGACGAACCCAGAGTTTGGAATAGAGCTAGCCTTAGTAGTTCCATATGCCTACTGGTTACATCAAAATAGAGAACTAGAAGGTGTAGTTACAAGTAGAGGAATGTCTCCATATTACTACTTTTGTGATAATGTACGAGAAGAATTTCAAGAAAGAACAATCGATAATAAAGCTGCAGGATTAGATGATCTACCTAATAACTGGATACATGGTACTAATCCTTTAGAAAAACCAGGAGTACTAGACTATTCTAAATGGACCGCTCCCTCTTATAGGGAGTATTATACTAACTCTGAATTTGTTTTCGACAAACCTACAGTCTTTATTACTAACAAGTATAATATGGAGCATGGAGAGGTACCCTACGGCTATTTCTCTATCGAGGCTTTATATCGGATATTTACTGTATTAAAAGAGAAAGGTTACAATATAGTATATAAGCGTGCTACAAACACTGAAAAGGAATTTGCTGTTGATCAAAACGAAACTAATTCACTACACCTAGGTTATAAAGACATCCTAGCTGATGTAGAGGGGATTGGAACTGTAAATGACTTTCAATTCTGTAAATATTTTGATAATGTAATACTACTACAGGATATTGTGGACAACTCTAAGTACGATTACAATACAACACAGCTTATGGTTATGGCCAATAGTGAAAAATTTATTACAGTATGTGGCGGTAATTCCATACTATCTGCTATGTTTGACAGAGATGTCATTAGCTATGTACACAAAGGTAAAGAACTGAGACCTAACTATTTTGGACCGGATAGTTACTTCCAAAAGCTATCTAAAGGTACAGTTTACCCTGCCTACGATGTTATGGGACACATAAATAAAGAAACTTACGGATATAAAGTAAATAACACAGGTACTAACGACTATAGTGGAGTATTTGAACTTATAGAAAAATTATTCTAATGAAAGTAACGATTGCCATAGATGACGTACACCCAGAACAAGGTTGGGGTGTAGAAGGAGATCAGTGCATGGAGTACTTAGATGAGCTTAATAAAGAGTTTGGTGCTAAGTTCACTTTATTTATACCCTCTAACTACCACAATAAAGCCCCACTATCCCAGAATAGAGAATGGGTTGAATGGTTGAAAAGTAAAGGTTACTTTGAGCTAGCAGCTCACGGACATTACCATGCCTGTGAGAGGACAGATATAGGTGAGTGTGAGTTTTTTGAATTGGATACTCCCGCTAAAGCTTCTGATAGGTTGGATAACTTACTTGCAGAATGGAAAGCAGTAGGACATCTTCCTAAAGGATGGCGCAACCCGGGCTGGTTAGCACACCCGGCTGCTATTGAAGAGTTGGGTAAAAGATTTAAGTATGCTGCTATACATTACGAACATAACCACAACATACCCTGGTCATGTAAAACATTTTACGGACATGACGGTATACATACAACCGATGTAGGTCTTCATAATGGAGATATGATTATGTTCCAATCTCATATTGCTGGAGACTGGAATGATAATACTTGGAATGAGACAAACTACAAGCAAATGAGACTATCTTTGCAATTTTTGACTGATACAACTAAAGTTACTTTTAAGACACTTGAAGAATGCTTATAAATGAATTAATACAGCGGGATAATATCCCAGACAAACCAGCATTCCACGCTACAACTACGCATAAGTTTAAGCAAGATCTTTGGGACTTCTTTAACAAAGATGCTTATAAACAACTCACCTTCGTTGAGTTTGGAACATCTTCTGGATATACGTCCATGATAGCTAGCTACTTATTTAAAGAAGTGCATACTATAAATCTACAGCAAAGCGAAAACGTACAGAACTACCTGTCTTTTCGGCAAAATATATTTACTCATGCCTTTGATCTATACAGCGGAAACCTTGCCCAGTGGAATAATATCCCAACCGGGGATATCTTTTTTATAGATGCTAGACATGACTATCCAGCAGTATTGCAAGATATTAATAGCGTACTCACCTGTGTACAATCACAACAGAGCAAAAAAATTATAGTGTTTGACGACTATGGAATATTCCCAGGAGTAAAGAGAGCAGTTGATGAGTATATTGATAAAGGAATACTTGAAGTTGTTACAGGCATAGGGCAAAAAGAAGGTTACGTATATGGGGAACCTACCGAAGAAATTACAAGAACTTTGTTTGCAGTAGAAGGATTGATATGCAGAGAAGTATAGCATTTTTTACAGAAATGGGGTTTACCGGAAAGGTACCTCGTACGCATACAAATATGCGTACAGAGTTCGCTTGGATGGTAGCTATGAATGCAGACCATTACCACTTAACACAGGTACCTGACCGACAGTATGACTTAGGAATTATAATTAATTCCAAAACCCACCCAGACTGGGTAGATACTTCTAAGTTAAAAGGAGTATGTAAACAGGTAGGTATCATGCAAGAAGGTCCTTTCTGGTACTTTCAAGATTACTCCCTTCCAGAGCAGGTACATTATTTTAATAACCTAATGTCTGCGGATATTATCTTTGTGCACAACGAACAAGATAGAAAATACTACAAAGGATTAACTGACCATCCAGATGTAAGAGTATTACGTTCTCTTATGGTAGAAGATCCTATTACAGAAGTAGTGCCTTTAGAAAAAAGAACCGGAGTAATGATCGGAGGCAATTTCAAGAGCTGGTACGGAGGGTTTGATTCATTTATGTTAGCTAAGAGCATTACAGATGAAATTTACTCTCCTCAAATGGGCAGACGTCAAGAAGGAGAAGAACAATTAGGAATCATACAACTACCATATCTAGAATGGAATCAGTGGATAACTGAATTAAGTAAAAGGAGAATTGGTATACATATGATGAGAACTCATGCAGCAGGTACTTTTGCTATGAATTGTGCATACCTAGGTATTCCTTGTGTAGGATATGAAGGGTTGGATACCCAACGTATACTTCATCCACACCTAGCTGTTAAGGATGGAGACTTAGAAACAGCAAGAAAGTTAGTACAGAAGTTGCATACTGACGAAGATTTTTATATATTATGCAGTAAACAAGCTAAAGAATTATACCAAGAACATTACCATGAAAATAAGTTTTATACAGCCATCTAGGAATAACCTTAAGTACCTTAAGTGGTCCTACGAAGCTATTAGAAAGAATCAAGGCGATCATGAGGTAGAGATCTGTGTAGCAGATGACGCATCTACAGACGGCACCTGGGCCTGGTGTGTGGAAACTGAAAAGAAAGATTCTAACTTTAAATGGATTCGTAACGAGGGACCTGAAAGGTTAGGTCACACAATTTTATACGACCGCTTAATCAACGATGTAGCAACAAAGGATATTGCTATGATCTACCATGCCGATATGTACTTATGCCCAGGAGCACTGGATGCTATTGAACAGGAGATTAAACCCCGTACAATTGTCTCTCTTACTAGGATTGAACCTCCACTACACCCAGACGGTCCAGAGAAGATTTTAAGAGACTTTGGAGTAGAACCAGAAGAGTTTAAGGAAGAAGCTCTACTTGCTTTTATTAATTCCCGAGTACCCAATAACGATGTTACCGAAGGTGTGTTTGCACCCTGGGCTTTCTACCGAGAGGACTTCCAGAAGATCGGCGGCCATGACCCTCTCTACGCGCCTCAGTCAAAAGAAGATTCTGATATCTTTAACCGATTCCTACTTGACGGAATAACATTTGTACAGACTTGGCACGGATGTGTTTACCACATGACCTGCAGAGGAAGTAGACGTAATACTGTTGATAAAGCTAAGAACATCTACGAGGATAGTCCGGAGTGGCTAGCACAGAATCAAAGAAGTTCTCGAAACTTTATACGCAAATGGGGCCACTTTGTTAAACACGATGCTTTAATGAAACCTATCGTATACCCTAAATATGATATTGGGATTAAAGTTACAGGATGTAACAGCGAGTTATTGGAGTTATTAGAGCCATGGTGCTCAACTATTCTAATCGATGATGAGATGCAAGTGCTAACCTCGCACTATTTGGATAAAGAACAGCCCAATACCAAAATAAATCTTAGTAACAAGATTAAGACTACTTCTTTGGATAAACTAGAGAATGAAGTGATAATTGGGATAGACAGAGATACTTTTAAAGAAGGAGATTTTCAAATACTACAACAGCTACCCTTAATACTTCAGATGAATGGAAGTCCAGGTAAGTTTATGCTAGGTACTATGACTTTAAAGATCAAAGCACTCACAGAATATCAAGACACTTTAATCAATCTATAAACTGATGGGTAAGATTCATTTACAGGACTTAGATCGGCTGGAGGAAGAATCTCGTCCTTACCAGCCTATCAAGACCAATAGGAAGAAAAAAGTAAGTCCTATTTATAAAAAGGATAGCGACCAGTTGGATCGAAACTAAATTATTCTTATATTTAAGCTATGAAAGAACTACTTTTAAAAGAAATCCAAAACGTAATTGCTGAAGCTACTAAGGTAAACTTCAAGGGTAAGCAGTTTGTACTTAAAGTAGACGTTAACGAAGATCCTAACAAAAAAGGAATTAAGGTGCAGTTTATCCCTGCCGATATGTCTCCTATCAACCCTACCGAGCAGAATGAGATTGCTATGGCACTGAGCGATAAACTCGACTCAGGCCTGAAGCAATTCGGTATGCAGGTAGAGCGGGACAGGCAGCTCAAGGACAAGTCAGTGATTGGCTTCTTTATTTACATCGAGTATGTAGACAAAATTATTCGGCAAGCATTAGGAACTCAAGCTTAACTTAGTTTACTTTTATGAAGAAATTCTCTTTCTACAGTCTTACAGATAGTAGCCAGGAGGTGATTGGGTCTACCCGAGCATTTACCCGGTTAGCAGCAGCAAAAAACTTTGCCGAAAAAAAGCAGTTATCGCTTAAAAATTTTCTAAGTATATTTAGCGTCACAAGATGAAGCCTAAAGAAATGCTTAGACAGATACTCAAGGACGTTATACCTTTGAAGTACAGAATTAAAGAGGTACCCCGAAACAAAGAAGCTATGACTAAAGAATTATTTATCGAGATAGTCAAGCTTTTAAAAGAGATTGACGATAGGACCAACTTCGTAGCATCGGAGATTGGAATGGACACAACCCAGTACGAGGATAAGTTCTTCAGGGTTATTGAGAATCTTATGCGGATTGCTTTCAACAGAGAGCAGGTATTTTTGATTGAGCTTTATCTTAATGAGATCGACTACAACGACAAAGAGGAGTGGGATGGTAACATCTCAGTAACTGTTGAGAAGAAAGAGCAAAAGATTGCCTTCCGTACTCCGGAAGATGTCTGGGAAGCTATCCAAAAGTTTAAGTAAAAAGTTGGAGACTAGTTGACTAGTTCCTATCTTTAGTTAAATAAAAATAGAATATGAATAAAAGGTTTTGTAGTGTGTGTGGGGATGAGATTAATCCCCTGCGTGTAAAAGCTCTCCCGGAGACTAAGACTTGTATTAACCACTCTACTGTGGGTGCTAAGAGAGGTCGGATTTTGACTTTAGGAGAGGGTGATCATACCTATAATGAGATTGAAATTTTAGATGAAGAGGTATACCGCCGAGTAGTAGCTTTGGAGTTTGGTGTAGATCGCCTAGCCGAAGAGATGCCTGAGATCCAGAACTACGATGCGACTATGGTTTCTGACGATACCCGAGCCCTGAGAGAGAAAGCTGAGAAGGTGCTTGAGGATGAGGAAGACTCCAAGCTCCTTGAAGATCCTGAAGAGGTGATCGAGGAATCAGAAGAAGAAGAGGAATAGTGGAGGAGAAGAAGAAAGGGCGTCCTAGTAAGATTTTGCTAAGGGAGGATATCGAGCGAGCAGTTAAGATGACTAAGTCAAATAAAGCTGCAGCTCGTTACCTCCACTGCTCTTTCCCTCACTACAGAAAGTATGCTGTCCTGTATACCAATCAGGATGGTGTAACTCTCTTTGAAGCTCATAAGAATCAGGCTGGGGTAGGGATACCTAAATTTCTAACAGGTAGGGCTACTCAAGCCCCTCTAGAGCAGATCCTGGACGGAACCTTTCCTGTTGAGCATTTTAAGCCTGCGAAGATTAAAGCAGCTTTGATATCAGAAGGGTACTTAGCTGAGAGTTGCAAGAGGTGTGACTTCGGTGAGAGTAGGCTCTTGGATGGAAAGATTCCTTTGATTTTGACTTTCAAAGATAAGAATAAGCACAACTACCACCGGGATAACATCGAACTACTCTGCTACAACTGTTGCTTTCTCTATGCTGCTTCTCCTATTTCTGACGATCAGGTAGAGCAGATGGAGGATTATATCGAGATTCAGGTTAAGAATTTTGACTGGGAGATAGATCAATCTCATATTGACCATCTGAAAGAGCTGGGGCTGTGGGAGGATAATAAGAAGCCCGGTGATGAGTTTATATCCCGGGCATGAAAGTACCTAAGAAGAGACAGCGACCCCAGCTCGATAGCGAGAAGAACAAGCAGTACCTTCTTAGCAAGCATGCTGATAAGCTCTTAGAGCAGGATCAGAAGAATAAAAAGTTGTCTCAAAAGTTGCTTAAAGGGGATATATTTACTATCTTTATCGAAGAAGAAAAAAATAAAGGTTATGAGCGAGAAGAGAGGACTGACGGAGAAGATAAAGTTTGAGTTTAATACTGCTGGGGTATTAGAGATTCAGTATAATACCGGGACTTGGGGTAGAGTTACTGCGATTACTTTCCGAGCTTATGACGGACCTCGCCGGATTACCGAGCCTCAGTTTACTCAGAAGTCTAACCCTCATGTACCTATGAGGACCTATTTATACGAAGGACCTGTGTACTACTACGGCTCTAATAAGGAGGCAGTTAAGCAGAATAATCATACTGTTCGTAATTTGTATAACAGCTAATCAATTTATATGAGACAGTTTGTATTCGAAAACCCGCAAGAATTTAGTACTTTCTTTTCAGGAAAGAACGTAAAGATCACTAATGCTATCACCGCCGGCATCAGAGTAGCTGTTAAGGCTAGGAAGAAACACGCTGACTTATTTGAGGTTAGCTTTGAAGGAGGAGATACTGCATACGATATTAGTCTGCCATCTACCGAATGGCCGCAGGCTTTGGCTAAATGTTTAGAGTTCTACGAGGAGTCTCAGCTCTACGATGATGCCATCGATACTTACCAGCTTATTAAGCAACTCTCAAATGAAAGAGATCTTATCTAAGACCCGGTTAGACGGCTCTACTATCACCTACTTCATGTCCGATGATAAGAGGACTGTTACATCAGAACTATCTTACCCCAGGTCATTCAGGAATACCTATGAGGAGTTAGAGCATAGGAATGAAGGACTGCCTAAGACCAAGCGCCAGTACATGACTGATGAAGGTAAGGTGGTAGGGTATCTTACTGCAAAAAAGTTAGGAATTATTACCTAGGTTAGTTGGATCTAATCAAGTTAGTTCCTATCTTTAAGTATAATTAAAAACAAAATGGTTATGATGATTTCAGATAGCAAGCAAGACCGCGTAATGTCAATAGAAGATCTAAAGAAGGTAGTACCTTTTGCCTTCATTGATAAACCTACCCGAGAGGTATCAGATAAGTACGTTCACGTACCTACTAGCCGGGTGATAGAAGATTTAATGAGTATGGGTTGGGAGCCGGTCCAGGCAGCTCAGCGCCGAGGAAGGGCCGGGAAGGTTTCGATCTTCTCTAAGCATATGATTAAGTTCCAGAATCCTAACTTAGTTATTAAAGGTGCTCAAGGTGATGATGTATTTCCTCAGATCATCCTTACTAACTCTCATGATGGAACTCAGTCGTTTAAGTTCATGATGGGGCTATATCGCCTTGTTTGCAGCAATGGATTGGTAGTTGCTGATGAGCAGTTTGCTAACTTCAAGATCCGGCATATGGGATATAGTTTTGAAGACCTTCAAAAGCTTATCGAGACTGCAGTAGTAGCGCTACCTAAGAAGGTAGAGGTTATCAATATGATGAAGGAAGTGCAGATGACAGAGGTTCAGCAGAAAGACTTCGCTATGAAGGCTTACTTACTACGCCGTGGTATCGAGATGAGCGATGAAGTTCAGGTAGAGGATGAGGTGTTAGAGGGTATTCTTTCTAGCCGCCGGACCCAAGACCAGGGCGATGATCTGTGGCTGACCTTTAATCGCATCCAAGAAGCTATCACCCAAGGAGGATTCAAAGGAGCTTTGAACGGAGCTAAGGTACGTCAGGTGCGTAAGATTAGGTCGTTTGAGAAAGACCTTAAGATCAATCAAGACTTATTCCAGCTAGCGCTACAGTATGCGTAAGATAAGAGATAAGAAAGCCACCGCACCTGTCCGTTTCGAGAGAGACGGGCAGCTGTGGGAGGTAGTTCACAAGACAGACGATATGGCTTATGCCGTAAGGTTGAATAAGAAAGGCTCTCCGGTTGGTATCATTGAAAGGTTTTATGAGCAGGTCTAGGGCAGGGAGGCCGAGGGGCGAGCGGAGGGGCGTTTCCCTCTCTCGCACCGAAGGTGCCACGCGCATTCTCATCAAAAGCCCTACCGGGCTTGGTAAAAAGATTTAGATAAAAGGATTAATAAAAAAACAAATAAGAGTTATGGAGTACGGAAGTATAAGATGGAGGCCGTGGGTGTGTCTGCTAAAAGACGATGAAGGTATCACGGATGTTAAGAGGTTTGATAACTTCCAGGACATGCTACAGTGGAGGTTAGAGAACATAAGGAAGGGTTTGAATGCCGTCTCTATGACAGAAGAATACTACCTCGGTCTTGAGACCGATGAGCATGCGGAGTGGTGGAAGAGTGTTAAACAGCTAATTGCATCTTTATGAGTAAGAGAATACCTTTAGACCAGGACCCGGCATTCCGGGACCTTAATTGGGACCTTCCTTTGAACAAGGATTGGGATGGCACGTTACAAGACGGATTAGAAAATGAAGAGTGGGATGATGAAGAAGAGTGAACAGGAGTGGGATCACTACTCGGGACTACCCTCACCGTTAGCCTACCAAAGAAGAGAGCTAGAAAAGAAGCTAGAGAGGGAGTACGATGATTATGATTCTCAGGATGATGATAGAGAGTATAACCCCGGTAAGAGGACTTACAGTGATAGTCTCGAGGATGAAGAATAACTTTTTATACAAAGTACTTATGAAAGACGGCAAGAGTAAAGGACAATGGCAGGACTGGGATAAGGCATATGCAAAGACTAGGTCGGTGATATGGAGCTGTAACAAGGAAGAGCATCTGGAGGCAGGACTGAGGATGGTGATAAACTATGAGAGACTAATGCAAAACTTCGGCCCTACTTCGGTACAAGGCCGGAGGATTGGAGCCGGGACAGTTGATGATCTCCTTTCTCTCATTAAGCTAAAACGTAAGATGATTAGGAGAGGATGATGATTGTAGTAAACCGTAGCGTATATAAAGATATTTGTATAGAGTGATATAGAGATATTAAGATATAAATTATGTATAAACTTAAAGCAAAGAGTGAAGTTAAAGCAAAGCTTTAATAGCTAGCACCTGCCTCCCTCCCTTGCAACTTTTCTTCTATAAGAAATTATTATTTTTCAAACCTTAAAGTAAAGCTTTAAGTATTCAGTAAACCGTAGATAAAACCGTAGACCAGTAAACCGTATGCAGAAAACCGTCCATGCAATCATCAGTGCTTTAACCGGCAGAAAACCGTACCTACTAAGTAACCGTCCAGAGGAAACCGTCTCAGGTAACCGTAGGGAGAAAATCGTAGAGAGTACCGTACAGCCGTCTGTAAGGCTGGTTATAAACCTGGAGACTGGAACAGTTAAAGTAAAGCTTTAAGGTTTTAGAAAACCGTACGGAGGTAACCGTCTGGTAAACCGTAGGGAAAAAACCGTCGAGAAAGTTGTCTCCTGCTCTAAGGATTCGTATCTTTAGATGAAAGAAAAAGGTTATGACAAAGTTGGTAAAAGATTTGAGCGGGATAG